AAAGTCAGATTGTGGTAAATGAAAAGTCAGATTGTGGTAAACGAAAAGTCAGATTGTGGTAAATGAAAAGTCAGATTGTGGTAAACGAAAAGTCAGATTGTGGTAAATGAAAAGTCAGATTGTGGTAAACGAAAAGTCAGATTTGATATGATTGATGATAATGAAAACAAGGGTTTAGCCTGGATAAATACTCCTTTTTCACTCACGAAACTGGATAGACAATACTCTCTTTTTCAGCAGAACGTGTTGATGATAACAAGCACGCACCTACAGAAGTTTGTAGATGAGTACTTTTTAGAGAAAAGGCAGTTGGGCGATGCTCGTTCTGATTTTCTGTTTGAGCAAGGCGTGGACCATGCTGTGATGAATATCCCGCCTATTAAGATAGACATCCATGATTTCATTACTTGCGAGAATATGAGCTATCAGAAGTTGAGAGCGGAGCTAAAGACAAGCATTCTCGATATGACGGTGAAGAGTACGCTGCCCGATGGTAGCGATGAGTTTGCTCATATATTCAGCCGCATGAGTATTCCGTCATCGAAGAACGGATATACGACTAAGGACGGAAAGAAGGTGAACCGCATATTGGGATATATCACGCTTGAGATTGATCCGAAACTTTCTAAGCGGGTGTTTGATATGGGGCAGGGGTATATTCACCATATATCTATGATAGCTAAGTTTGCTAAGAATGTGAATACCCCTCGTGTCTATATCTATCTTTTGCGACAGATAGGATTGAGCAGGAGTATGGATATAGCCGTACCCTTCCTGGAGCTGAAATCTTATCTTGGTTTAGTGGAACTTGATTGCAATAAGAAAGAAATCTTAAAGAATGAATCGGGAGAGCCTGTTATGAACAAATATCCTAAATTCTCTCAGTTTAGAAAGCAAGTTCTTGATGTGGTATGCAGAGATTTGCAGAGAATGGAAAAGCTATCCCAGACAGATATTGTGTTTGACGAATTGAAAGATGAGGATATTATCTATAAATCGGGTAAACGGAAAGGTGATCCGGACTTCATCAGATTTCGCGTGAAGCGCACAGTAGTAGGTGAGAATCATTTATCTAAGGATAAAAATACCGATATTGCCGCTACTCTGAATGAGCGATACAAGCAGAACAGCGTACAGAAGACCGGAAAACTGGTAGAGGGTGATATATTCGCCCATGTGCATCAGCCTACGGAAAGCAAGATTATAACCGAGAGCGGACAGGGTACCGACAAGTGGAAGGCTTTCTGTAAGCTCATTATAGGCGACGCTGAAAAATCACTGGTTTCCCGCATTTCCTTTGTCGGTATGAAGAACGACAGGTTCTGCGTGGAGTGCAGCGATGAGGACTTTGATATGCTTCGAAAGTTGGGCATCGAGGAAAAAGCTAAGGAGTTCTTTGACTGCAAAGGTTCCTTCGCTCCAGTATTCTACCGAGGGTAGTCCTAAAGGTAAAAGAGTAAAAAGGTAAAAAGGTAAAAAGAGCCTGGCGGGATATTGCCCTGCTGTTCTTTTTACCTTTTGCCTTTTATAGCAAGAATGTTCTTTTTACCTTTTTACCTTTTTACTTTTTTACCTTTAAAATTCTTTGTCCTTCCCATTTATTTCTTTCTTCGTATCTTTGCACCAGAAAAATTAAGAATGAATACTTATGAAACGGAAAGAGATTATACTACTACTGATGATGTCGGTAGTGATGGTGCTTACAGGCTGCGCTTCTTCTCGTCGAGTGACTGATATGAGCCACCAGGAAGTGAAGGACAGCATGAGAACCGAGCAGACGGATAGTGTACGCAAGACGGTGGTATCATCCGATAGCGTGCAGAAAAGTACGCAGTCAACGGTGCAGGTATCGTCTTCCACTACTGAAGGTGATAGCCTCTCTGAAACCATCCATGAGCTGATAACTGAGACCACGGATGCGCAAGGCAACAAGACGACCACCACGGATAGGACTATCCAGCGCAATTATGGATCACAGAAACAAAGCAGTTCTCAGTCAACTGCCAACCACCAACGGCATGAAATCAAACAGATGCAGCAGAGTGTGGATAGTTTTTCACTAAGCGATAAGCGTGATGTGGGTACCCACTGGGCAGCGACAGACAGTTTATTGGATAGGCAGGAGAAGAATACGGAAGACGTAAAGAGACTGTCTTTCATTGAAAAAGCATCTAAGAATGCCTTCGCTCTATTCGTCATTCTGGTCATCGTTCTGGTACTCACATCATTCAAAAAACATACAGACAATGGGAAAGGGTAAAAGAGGAAATGATTTTGACGGAATCGACAATAATGATCAGGCGCAAGTAACCTTGGATGATTTCGTTATTCCGGCGAAGATAACGGCATTTTGTAATCAATATGCTCCGTTGGATCATTGGACGGAGGATTGCGATACCTATACCGACTATCAGTTGAGGAGCTACTTCAAGGCGGTGGTCTGTCCGTTGGGTGACCCGTTGAGCCTGTATCTGCAGGAATTGAGTTATCACGGCTTCAAGATGCACAACGATGAAAGTGGTGAGCCGGTTATTTATTGTAAGGCAAAGTTTTAATTATCAAAATAAAGGATTTATGGGAAAGAACAACAGACCTCACGTTTATCTCAAGGTAAGTGAGGAAAGCGTGACAGGTAAGAAGTTGCAAAGCTTTATTGACGATTGCAATAGGGTGAGTGAAACGGCAAGAGCCTGGGTGGAAAAGCAGGGTGGAGATACCTACTTTGAGTCGGTGGCTGGCATGGCTGGCGGTGTGGCGATGGTAGAGTTCAAGAACACCATCAACAAGCCTGGATGGAAGAATATCGAAATCCCTAACGTGGAGGGTATCGAGCGAACTCCTTACTTCGTTCCAGAGCAGGATAGCGAGTTGGAGAAGGAAATGATGGCGCTGCCTGTGGTGAGCGAAATGAATCTGATAGGTATTCTTCTACTCAAACCTATTGAGGCGAAAGATAAGGATGGTAATCCTATCAAGGACCAGGATGGGAATGCAGTCATCCTTCCGTTCTCCTTTGGTGACATGGCTCCTGCCTTGTTCAAGTATCGTGGTTTCTGGTACACTGATGTGCCTTACGAAAGCCTGTCAGACGATTGTCAGGTAATCACAGAGAAGGAATTTTATCGCCGCAGAATGTCGGCAACAAATGAGTCATAAGTAATCGTGAGATTATTCTTTTTCTTAGAAGCGTTCTAATCGAATTTTAGAAAGGATCTTAATTTTTTATTATGTTTTTAGTTATTAGTTAGATTTTTTATTATCTTCTTGGTCGCCCGTCCGTGATGGATAGGCGACCTTTTTTGTTATTGATCATCGTGCATCAGTGGGGCGGCAGCCATACTGACATTGCCAGAGCCATATCTTGCATCAGTCATGCTGAGTATGCGGTGGGTGAGGGTGGCAATCTCTCGTTGCTGTTCTGCAATGAGCGTCTGTTGCCCTGCCATCTGTTTCTGTTGCTCTGCGATAATATCGAGCATCTTGTTAAGCGTTGATAGACTCACGTCTTGTTCCTTTTCTGGAAGAGACTGATTGATGAAAGCATGATGAGCAGAGGATGACTGATGGATGTCTCCAGTCTGAACATTCTGCCTATGTGTCTTGATGTTTGTCAGTCCGGGTATGATGGATTTCATGCGATCCACATCCATAGGATCACGCAGGGCACGACCGCCGTTAGGTCGTCTCTCATTTTGTGAGATATAGCCGCCATTTGGTTCAAACTGGTCATTAATGTCTGGTTGCACATAGTCAAGTTCATCTATGCTTTTATCGTATTTAGCATCTGTATCAACGATGAAAGCGGTGATAGGTACCTGAAACGTATTGCAGAATCGCAGGAGTTGGATAGTAGGGATAGGGGCTTTCATTCTTTCCCAATTACCCAGCCTCGTATTGCTTGTTGTACCTATGGCATGAAGAATCTGCCTATCCGTAATATCTCTATTCGCTTTTATCCATTTTTCGAGGAAGCTATAATTATAACAATATTTCATATCACTAATAATTAAAAAGGTGAATAACTCTAAAAACACACTCTAAACTAAATGTTATACGTAACCTATGTTAAATTCCCCTAATTTTAAAAGAAAAATATACGTAACGTTTGTTTGTTTCAATTTTAATCTTTAAATTTGCAACAAATTTAAGAAATTTAATCGAAATGACAAAGGAAATTATAGAAAAAGTTACGCAGCAGAACAATTCGTTAGACGTTAACGACCTAAATGCTGAAGAGAAGAAGAATTTAGCTGAGTTTTTATCGGCTAAGGGCTTCACTGACTCTACTTTTTACCTTCGATTCTTTCAGAAAGGTTTCGATACTTGGGAAATTCTGGGTATTAATAACTGTAAAAGTCAGTTTTTAGGTATGCCTGATATAGGTAAGGTATTACTTGAGTACGTAGAGCGTGATGCCTTGGGTAACGAGATAGGCGATAAGGGTTATCTCTATACTCTTGCCAAGAGTGATAAGCCGGGTGTATTTTATGCCTGTTTGAAGCAGGCAGCAAACGGCTTATGTATGAAACTCTACTCCTTCATGGAGAAACGAGGTATGAGTCGTACCACCATCATCAAGCGTTTCTCGTCTGATGACTGGAAAAGTTGGGAAAAGGTGGGCATCAAAGCCTTGCTGGAAGAGTTCCTTCAAATGAGAAATGAGAAATGATTGACATAACTATTGATTTTGAAACCTGTGCGCTCCCAGCTACCGCAGCCATCATGAGTGTTGGCGCGGTAGCGTGGAAGCGCTACGACACCGAAAATCCGTTCTTCGAGAAAAGTGACGGATTGCTGAGGTACCCAACCTTTTCGGCAAACGTCGATTTGCGAAGCTGCTTTGTGAAAGGCTTCACTTTTGACCAGAAAACTGCTGAATGGTGGTCACAGCAGAGCGAAGAAGCAAAACAGGCTTTGCTCGATGATGATGATGGGGACAATCCTTGTCTTCCGATAGACGTGGTTATCACGGACTTGCTCGGTTGGATAAAGGATGAGGTGCTGGCAACGCTGGGAGATACAGACCTTTGCCTTTGGGCGCAGGGTACTGATTTCGACGTCGCCATACTAAGATATGCCTGCTACAAGTTGGGCATCGAGTTCAATGTCAAGCATACTCAGTTCCGTGACCATCGCACGTACTATTTGGAGGGTGCGCGTCTCTTATGGGAGGCAAACAATACGTTTGATCACAATAGTGTTCCTTTTAGTATTGATTGGGCTTATGAGCAAACTCAAGACTATCAGGATATTGCCGATGACGGTGCAGCTCATGACCCTATCTTTGATTGCAAGCGCAGTATATATAGCACTTGGCAGATGATGAAGAGAATGCGAGCTTTCCCGATTCGGTTATCTGAACTCGAAAAACAGAATGCCTGCGGGTCTTACGTTTTATTGTAGCAAGAGTTATGAAAAGAAGATACGACTATCTGGGCATGAAATATACGCCCAATAGACAACATCTGAAGGCATCGGGGCAAAGGTCTAAACATGCCTTTATTCATCGCATCGCTTACACCGAGACGATGAGAGGCATCAGGGATGATATTCCCACCTTGCTCTTCTATGCTCCACTCGCATTGTGCAATGATGCTGCCCAATACATCTATGATATTCTGAAGAATCACGTAGAAGATATTCGGGTTGTTCCCTCGCACAGTTGCCGTGTCAAGAACGGCACCTGCTACTGGAGAACAGAGGTGCAGGTAATAGGGCTGAATACGGAGCTTTTGAACTTTGAGAGCTTCACCCGAATGCTGATACATCGGATGCAGGTTATCTGCAACTGCAAGATACGGCATCTGAAACTTGAGACATTTTTGAACACATAGCAACATTTTTACTCATAAAACATTTTATCATACAAAAGTTAAACTTGAAAAAAGCTTCTTCGTTGGGAAACGCGGGAGTTTTTAAATATGAGTAACGACGTGTTTTGATACGTTCCGAATGTTTATTTTTTTAGACAACCGAGCCATCGGTGAAATGGCAGGAAGACCGAAAGGGCGATAGTGGTGCGGTAGATGATAGTCCCTGCCACCACAATAAACGGCTCTCAAAACGACGCAGGAAAAGTCTGATTAAAAAGCCTGAGAATCCTGTTTCAGAAAGTGACCGTTGTCCCTCGTCTCTTGGGAAATTTGGCGTGTTGCTCGAAGGTCTTCTTTATAGTGTGAAATAATGATATTGACGAATAGACCCATGAGAGGCGAAGGATGGCAGTAATGCGTCCTGGACTCGTTCATACGCGATCCTGTGCCGACAGACAGCAATGATACCTGAATGGATAGGTGGGAGATGTATCAATTTTACATAATTTTATGTGTCGTGCCATTACTGATACATTCCTATTGAGGCGCTCGGACAGGTACATAGCTGGAGGCTTATAACACTGGAAAGCAGGGTCGTCATCACTTAAGTTTGGCCTCGCCTATCTCATTGGGTCTATTTTCGTCGATACTATAAATATACGATAGTAAGAAAATGATATATCATCCTATAATTAACCAGCTTGCCAATCTTGACATGGCTTTCCTTGTAAAGCCTGCCGATGAGCAGCATATAGCGAATCAGTATGCCTGCTTCTGCCCGTTCTGTCAGAAGAAGGCGGATGATGGTATGGATGATAGCGATACACCTGCCCAACAGACTCCGCATTTCATTATCTATAATAATGAGCGAGGCGGTATGTACGACGGTGTGGGTGTGGATGACGACAACCAGGCAGGGCATGGAGCCTTGCGCTGGATGTGTACCAAGACCGGCAAAAGCGGTTATGGAGCATTGGAACTTTATGCTGCCATGCGCAACCTGCCGATGCACGGTGCAAGTCTCTTGCGCCTATGCCATGACCTCGTGGTGAGGGTGTATGGAGACAATGAAAAGACGAGAGCCAAATGGCCAATGCTATTCGGCAAGATGGACTTCAGAACCATTGCCCCACAAACTATTGAGACGTTTTCATTTTTACCAAAGACAGACTTCAATCCCCAGGAACTCGCAGCTCTTGGGTGCGAAGTTACGATGGTAAAGGGCATACCTCAATTTGGGTTTGGTAAGGATTTCAGCACGACCATGCTGAATGATGATTTCCGCATCTTTGCCGTAGATAAAGTAACCCTGCCTAATGTGGTGAGAAACGGACAATTAGCGAGTGAAGTGATTTACGGCACACCCTGGAACCCGCTATTCGTCTGCTTTGCTACAGACGTAATAGCGCCACAAGGCAGTTGCGGATGCTTCTTCCGTCCGGCGATGCAGCAAGACCCGATAGTCTTCTCTACCTGTGAGGATCATAGCGTAAGAAAGGTGAGCAAATGGCTGATGGGTGATAAGGTTTTTACTTATGCCATGGACCATCGGAGTAACAACTCTACTGCCGTTCATTCGGCAATAGAAAAACTGCAACCCGATGAGCCTTATACGGAGACTAAGGAGATATGGGTAGAGAATGAAACGAAGGAAGGAGCGCCGAAAGGTACTTATCATAGCGAAGAGGAACCCATAGAAGTGGGTGACATCAAGGCGCAGAATATCGTATTCTGCAGAACACCGGAAGACGCATTGAGTATCTATTACGCCATGCGTTCCCTGCGTCAGGATAAGGCGCAGGATAGTCATTTTCAGAAATACTGCTGGTACCACGTAGCCTTCTCATTAGGTAGAAGAAACTTCTGGTATATCGAGCGTGGGCAGTGGAGGCAGGAAAAGTTAGATTTCAATGCCGTGCAGTATCAGAAGATGAAGCGATTTGCCGAGAGGGTTATCATGCTTTACCCTAACGACATCGCCAGCCAAAGGGATTGTGGTGCTATCGCAACTAAATATAGTGATTTATGTTATGCTACGTTGCCAGATGGCTTTAGAAGTAGATATAATCAAAGGTGGAACTGGTTGTACGGTTGCTCTCCGCGAAGTGTGAGAGATTATCTGATGTGTTACCACATGTCTGATGCCGACAACTTCAAGTTTGACCACGATATAAGGTTGCCGCTTTACTCAAGATTGCGGGGTGCCAACAACACCGATCCATTTGAAATAGAATATCCCCGTGATCCGAGAAGCGGCAAACCTAAACCGCCTACCTGTAAGGTATCGCCTACTAAGGTTTGGCTCTTTATGACCTGCCACGGATATTACAGAATGATAGACCCTGAGAGTACCGACCTTGTAGGTCAGTATATCCATCTGGATAGATGTTTCGTTGAATACATCGACCAGAAGAGTATCATTCAGGCAACGAAAAACCAACTCCTGCAGTTTACCGAACAGAGTTGGCGGCATAATGATCAGGAGCGCAAGATGATGTCAGACTGCGCGAACCTGATAGACAAGAATTTCAGCGAGAAATCGGCTGGCGGCTTGCAGGGCATGGTGATAGACTTCACCGAAAGTTTCGATGCACATACGGAGTATTTCTTCTTCCGTAATGTAGCGTTAAAGATTACTCCCGAAACCATCACACCAGTCAGCTACGACCGCTTGAATTTCTTCATCCCAGCCCTGGCTAAAAGACCGTATGATTTCACTATGAGGACGTTCAACCCTCCTTTTGTTATCAGCGAGAGCCAGGAATATAAGGATAGGGTAGCGGTCATCGCCCAGCAGGAAGCGCAGACCAATGAAGACGGTTCGCCAGTCTTCACAAGAGTCGAAATCGACCAGAAGAAAGCCGAGCTTAAAGATTGGGCGCAAACCTTCCGCTGGCAGGTGGATTGGAAAGGTAAGCAGGAAAAAGAGCTTTGGCCTATCCTGAGAGTGATACGCGGCTGCTGCAATACACAGTGGCGGCTGGAGCAGGATTGCATCCGTAAAAAAGAGCCGATGCCTGCCGAAGCTATTGCCGACATCGACTCCCATTTTGCTAACATGATTTCCTGTTTGGGAAGAATCTGTTATCGCTCATGGGCTGATATGCAGAGTATCTGTCCTTATCTTCTCGAAGATGAGGTGGAGGACGAGAAGCAGGCAAGTGGCGGTTCGGGTAAATCATTGATAATAGAACTTGTGGTAGGTTCAGCAGTCAATGTGCTGCGCGTCGATATGAAGGATTTCCTGACGATTGCCGATGCAAAGTTCAGTCTTTCCGACCTGCTGATTTCTCCGGGTAAATATAGGGTAGTACATTGGGAAGATAAACCTTCGGGTTTCCCGATGAAGTACTTTTATAATAAGGTAACGGCTGGAGCCAAGGTAGAACGAAAGTTTGGTGACCCTATTGTCTTCAAGTTGGAAGAATCGCCAACTAACGTAATTTCCAGCAACTCGCAGTTGAGTGATGATGATGAGAGTACCATCGGCCGTTTTCCTTTGGTATCTTTCTCTGATAGGTTCTGTCGAGAAAACCCGATGCAGCATAAGTTAGAACGCTCCCCCAAGGAAGTGATGAAAAACCTCGTTAAAGAACCGGAGGATCTGAATGAGCGAGACCGCAATCAGGCGATATATATCTGTGCCTTAGCTGTTCAATTTATCATGCGCTATCATACCTTCGTGATTGCTCCTCAGAAGAACGTTCAGCGAAGATTGATGGTAAGAGAGCTGACCGAGAACACGGTGAACTACTTTGAGTGGTTCTTCAGCCGTAACGAGGTCTATTCAGCACCTATCTGTGCAGACGAAATGTTTAATGAGTTTATGCGAGATTGGGCTGATGCCAGTGAGGGTAAGAGTAAGGAGTATAGCCGAGCCACCTTTAAGAAGAAAATCAGGAAGTATTGCAAGAACATGAACATCATTTGCAATCCTGAAAACCTTCTTGTAGGTGAGGACAACAAGCGCCATGGTTGTTTCAAGCTTCGAGCCTGGATAACGGAGGAATACTTCGTAGGACGGGAATGGGAGAACGATGATAGCGTTGAGCCAAAGCATATCCGCAAGGTAAAGACGAGTAAGCACGTCTATTTCTTCTTCCGCAGTGGCAAGGATCATATCCCTGAAAGCTATGACGAGTTGAAACGTATCGCCAAAGAGTATGTCGATGGTCCCGACCCATTACCTTATCGTGATGATGATGGCAACATCGTTACACTTACTACCGAAGAGGAGGAACGCTGGAAGGCATTCACCTCTCGTAAGCAGGGTAGGAGACAAGCCATACCAAATGGCAGTGATAGCAGCAACAATGCTGCTGCTACGGTGGATGAAATAGATAAGAGCAGCCTACCTTTTTAAAAGATAAAAAAATGGCAAAGAAAGAAGAAACAAAAAAGAAGAAAGGTATAAGGGTAGCCAATCGCCAAGCCTGGGTAGATACCTTCGTGTATCTCTGCCCGCAGCACCGAGGCGGTACTGGTCCCGGTGAGTATTGCGAGAGTTTCGACGGCACCCGAACCAACTGCACGGGCAGATGCACCTATACCGGTAGCGGAGCTTGTGAACAGGTGAAACAGTTCTTCCAAACATATATAAAATTTGTAAACAAGGAAATCGAATTTCTATAAAAATAAAAGTGAAATGAAAATACAAGCGCAATCATCTCTCTTGCTCCGTCAAGCCTTGCAGAAGGCTGCGAAGTGTGTTGACCCTAAGAATGCGATCGCCATTTTGGGAAACGTTCTTCTGACTCAGAAGAATGGAAAATTTTTCTTTTTGTCGGCTACTACTGATTCTCAGTTGAAGGTTCCTGCACCTTTCTCTGTTGTCGAAGGCAACTTCACTGATGATGTCATACTGCACCTCGATGACATTCTGCGTCTTCTTGCTACTCTCCCTGGCGACTGCGTGATCACTTTCGAGTTGTCGGAGCAGACAGGCTCACATAGTATGAACATCGAGTACTGCACCCACAATGGAGAGACTGCCAAGCAAGGTAAGATCAGAATGGACTTTGAGGATGCAACAGAGTTCCCTCTTGTGGCACCATTCCAAAATGGAATATCTCATATCGCTCTGCCGATGCCGATGTTCAAAGAAGTTCTTTCTCATGCAGGTAAGTTTGTGGCTAATAACGAATTGCGACCTGTGATGAACTGCCTTTGCATCGACGAGGCAGAAGACTTATCACAAGTTACATTTGTAGCTTCGACCGGACACATCTTGTTGAAGGTTATTCATACCAATGACCCGAAGACAGGTGGCAGCGATTACTACCGTGAAGGCAAAGCCAGCAAGATTCTGGTACATAGCAGTTACCTCAAGATATTCTCTGTCTTTGATGATTGTGAAACGATTGATATTGAGGACAACGAAAACGCTATCCGATTTACAGCGGATGACATTGAACTCATCTGCAAGAAGGTAGAAGGTGGCTATCCTAACTACAACTCAGTGATACCTCGTAACAATCCTTATAGTATTGTGATGAGTAAGAGTGAGCTGATTAGCGTGGTAAAGCGTGTAGCGCTTTTCTCGTCTGAAAGCAGTAATCTTATCTCTCTTCAGAAGAAGGGAATGTTCCTCAACGTCCATGCTGAAGATATAGATTTCGGTACATTTGCCGATGATCAGGTACTAATTCAGGACAGTAACTGTCCTGAAGACTTCCGCATCGGTTTTAAGGCAAGTAGTTTGCTGGACTGCGTAGCCGTTATTCCTTGCGACACCATTCGCTTAGAGTTGAATGATCCCAGTCGGGCAGGAGTATTTGTACCAAATGAGTCTTCGCCAAAGCAACTATCGCTGCTTATGCCGATGCTCTTGAATGTCTAATTTTGTTTTTTTTTATTATATTAAGTTGTTGTTGTTGTTGAACTGACGTGTATATGGATGATACTTTGTTGTTTATCCCGCCTTGTTGTGTAGATAAGAAACTACCCAAGGCTGTAAGTGAGGCACCCAGAAGGATGCTTACCTTTTACACACATGGCGACGTAACGATGGAGAAATTCTTTCGGGCAATCGCCTACCTGATGGATGATGCACCCAGTCACAAGGAGAGCTTCCTTGTGATGGTGCTCTCCATGCCGGTTCTCTTGAATGAAACGGCAGTCTTTCTCCAGTTGTGTTTTGAGCGAGGATGGATTACCCATCTTGTACTCACTACACAGAGGGACATGAGTAACCTACTGTTCACCTATTTGGAGCAATATAAGGAGAAAATCCTCTATGCTAACAATAGAAATGTGAGCAGTCTTACCTCGCACATGGTACTCTATAAAAACGATAAAGCCCTCACGCTTTCTGGTCCTATGCTGGAGAAGATGAGCGCTAAAACTTCTGCTTACAACCTGTCATTCTTCCCGAATACTTCCAACTGGGTGAATGAGTTGACTTGGGGAAATCCGGTAGAGAATGTTTGCTTTCCTGATGTTCTGTATCAGAGGCAGCATGTCAATAAGGAGAAACGAAAGGTGACAGACCTGTTATTCTCTCGTTTCCTGAAGGCAGAGTTTCCACCTTACCAAGATGAGAAGAATGAGCCGATGAGCCATTCAGATCATTATAATTTTGGGCAGGTGTAACTTCTGATATACTAATAGATAATGTTATGGGAAGATATACTCAAAGCTTTACTGTCTTACGGCAGTTTTGCGAGAAATGGCAATGGATAGACCCTCGTAGCAACCAACTTGTTACTGGGTATATCCATCCTCAAACTGCAAGAAAGGTAGAAAGAAAACCCTTCTATATCAAATTCCTCACCAAGACAGGGCATGTCGATGAAGGTGAATGTGTCTGCCTCAAGGTAGATATGTTGCGCCATCAACGGATGGTCCAGTTCGTCAAGAGCAAGGAAATCCGTATCGTGAACGACATCTTGGTATTAGAAGTGGACGGAATTAGATTCATTACACACTAAGTTATTAAGTTCTTTTGTTTAAAATATTGATTTCATATTGTTTGTTAAAAAGTTATTAGGTTGATTATATCGTTGCGAAACGAAGACGGTTTTTAAACTCTAAAAAAGTTCTCTTTAATTTGAAAGATGAATATTAAACATTGTTTTTGTGTGATGAGCTTTTAGCGAAAAGCAAAATTGAACCTTATAATGTATTTGTTAATTCATGTTATCTCCCTGGTCCGTGAGGATTGGGGAGATTTTTGTGTCCTGATATAGGTGTAAGACTTATTTTCTGTAGAGACATTCAGTACAAAATAGATTATAGTTATAATAATTCTTAAATTTATACCTAAATGCGAAAATAAAATAGGTAAGGTATATTATTTTCCTTGTTTTTTATTATCTTTGCACCCGAAAGTATATGTTACGTATATGAAATGACAAATGAGAAATGACGTTAGGGATGACGTTAAGGCTGATTTCTTGATGTGAAAAGCGTTTCTTATTATGAGAAGATAAATGATAAGATAAGTGAGAAGATAAATGGGGAAGGAGAAAACCAAAGCTAAACCTTGTTGGATATGTCTATATGGTAGGTTATGTATTAGTGGGCAGTACTGCTTGAAACGTAAGCGATATGTAGAACATCAAGACACTTCGGGGTGTACAAACAAAGAAATGAATATATAATGAGAAATGAGAAATGAGAAATGGTAAGTGAGAAATGACAAATAATTATCAGTAATATTGCATTTGATAATTTCTAATTTCTCATTAAAATAAAGGCTTATGACAGAAATAAAATCAATATTGTTGACGAAAGAAGCCTGGATGAGTAGCTGTTTTAGCGTGGCGAAATTTTCGGGTGGTATTACCGTCACAGGTGAAGGAGGAAAGAGAAGAGAGTTCTTTGTCGTCAATAAGGAAGGCAAAACCCTCATGCAGGTCGGTATTCCAGCCGGTGAACCTGCTGACTTGGTAGATAAGGAGTTTATTCCTCTCTACAAAAAGTTGGGCAGAGAGAAGTTCATCGAGACAGTGAAGGACAATCCTCTATTGTCTCGTGAGGAACTGAAGAATGTTCTTAGCGAAGCTGCTGATAACGCAAAGGCAGCAAAAAAGGCTGAGAAGGAAAGAAAGAAAGCCGAGATAGAGGCAAAATCTCCATCACTCGATTTCCAAGATTGAAAATAACGCAGGTAAACAGTTTCGTAGTTTCGGCTTTCGTTAGTTTATTATACCGAGACTATCGTTTCACTCGTTACCTGCGACAAAATTATAAGTTTAATCATTAAAGGATTTATGTTAAAATGAGAACATTACAAGAGTTTCAGTCGGACGTTCTCACTCCCTTACGTAAGGAGAGAGACGAGAAGATGATGGCTACTTATGACCACATAAGTAGTCTGAAATCGCAGTATCAGCGTGAAGGCAATGAAAGACAGGAAGAAAAAATCGCCTTTATGAAAGAACAGAAGGAGGCATTAAAGGCTTTCCAGAAACAACAGGCTTTCGACCTTGGCATATTTAATGCGAAGTTGGCCACTCGCAAAACCAATTCTTTCAATCTCTTCTCTAACGGTATGGCTCGCATTAAGCAAGAGCGCCGTACCATCAACGAAACCTATCAGGACAAAATAGGTCTCGCCTTCGCCCGATACAATAAGGAACGCATGGCAGCCGGAGAAGCGCCCGTCTTCTATGATAAAATGGATAGCGAAAAAATGGCAAAAGAGAAAGACAATGGCAAATATCAAACAGAACCTGATGCAGCCCACTCCATCGGCTGATGATCAGGAGAGGATGAGGATGTGCAAGTTCTGCGTGCATGGCCATATCAGTGACCTCGGTTACAACCATTGTTGGCAGTCTGATATTGTCACTTGGGATGGATGTTCTCCTATGGGTATCTGTAGTGCCTTTAGGGATAAGCGGGAATGGAAACCTTACTATATAGCTCGCCTCACTACTGAATATCGAGGGAATATCTGTTGGGTCAAGGCGGTTCGCAACTCTCCAGCAAAAGGCAAGAGTCGTATTTTCAAGTACGAAATCATTGATCCTGTTGCATTAACCAAGGTTACCCTCACGCCTAAAGAGTTCGTTAAGGCATATACTCCTGCCACTCCAAACTCTAAGCCTCCATATCAGATGGATGAGTATGAGAAATGGGATGTCTATTGTTTCGGCACATGCAATCCGCAGCTCACTGAGGAACAGAATGCAAGAAATAATCATGAAGCCCATTGGCAAGAAATCCTTGCTCAGGAGGCTATAGATAAACAGATAAAAAATGAAAAATAAAATAATAAGAAAATGAAAGTAGTAAGATTTTTGAAAAGAGTGGGTATTGCAGCGATACCAATTCTTGCAGTGGTTATACTTATGCTGTGTTTTAACATCGCAAGTATGTCATCTTTTAATACACATTATCCTGATAAGTTATCTCAGAAACTGTTTGCAACAAATACGTTATCTATGTATTGGTTTTTTGCGAGCATAGTTGCTTCCCTTTGGGCATTCTTTAAGCTGATGGATTGGGCAAGAGCAAAAATCCGTCAAATGGATACAGAGGAACCCGAAGCTGAGGAGCACAAGGATGGCGATGAGGGTGAACATACTAACAATGCCAGATTCAAACCTCCCTTCAAAGCTTCATACCAGATACAAGATTGGTACCACGTCCGCAGATATTTAATATCTGAAGTACTGATGCTTGATGTCTATGGTACCTTACATCTTGACATACCCAAGCAGCACGAGAAGGAAAATGATCCATTCTGGAAAGATTGCGACGCTTTCGTCTGGGCACTCTTTGTGGATTGTATTGTAAGAAATACCGGTCTTGCTAAAAAGATGATGCGTGAAGCCGAGACACTGTGCGTCATGGCAGGATGTCGTACTGTCGGATTGCGTTGGGACGATCGAGAAAGCGAGTCTTGGGTGTTAGACTGGTACAAGCGTATGGGGTATGAGGAAATAAGAGTAGAGTCTGATGGCCATGCTCATTTCCTTGTTAAGGATTTGAGCAATAAAGCTGACTCTGGTTCATCATCTGATAGCGATAAAAAGGACGATGCAACCGAAGAATAACCATATTCACACCATTGTCTTAGGTTCTCTTGATACCCCACCTTTCGATAAGCGCTTTGAGTCTTGTCGTAGGGTATTCAGTCCACAAGGCATAGCTCCTGCGTGCCATACCTGTGGGGGGGGTGGAATAGAGCCTAAGATATTGGTGGAATTGTAATAAATCAATGGTATGGCAATGAAAATAAAGATAAGTGGTTCCGAACCTATCGAGTATGGACCGCACGATTTTCAGTTAGGTGATTACGTATATGCTCCTGCATCTCTGGATGACCCGCAGCAAGGAAACCTGTTATCATGTGTTGATAGCCAGGACGATGAGTTTGTACACTGCTATTTTCCACAGACGGGTCTTACGGTTGGCAGAAACTATGAAGACCTGTGCCTCGTTCCGATAACCGAGGAATGGTTGAAAGAAAATCCGCAGGTGTTCACCCTTAGTAGTGATTTGAAGCAAAGGAAAGAAGATCTTTCTTTTGCTTATCAGTATATATTTTCTGCCAAGCGTTTCAACCGCAAATATCACATCGTAGTTTACGAACTGAATTACGAGGACAAGGAAGTATATCAGCGTTTATGCAGGGATGGATTAGACTGGTTCACTTGTCTCAATGAGTCGCAAGGTAGGGCTACGGTTGCAAAAATAGTAGCCAAAACTCACCATTTGAGTAAAGAAAACGGTCTTGTAATCTTTGGGGTAGAAGTCATGTCGATAATAAGCATTCACGACCTGCAGCATTTCCTGCGCCTTTGCGGATGCGAGGAATTAAAGATTCCTCAGTCTTTACTCGAAGATTAAAAATCATGAAAGCAAGGTTAGCAAAGAAGATTATGTCTTACGAACCGCATAATGAAAAATGGGGACATAAATGTAGTTATTACTGGCATATTCGTCACGTACTCTATAATCAGAGAATAAGTTTCCCTAAATATTCGGTTATTGATCATCGTATTGTACAGGCAATCATCTTAACCCGAAAGGGTCGCATAAAGAAAGAAACCCGACAATATAGTAGAAATTAAAGAGTATGGATATGGAAAATCTAAAGTCTAATGAAGATGAAGATTTAGAAAAGATCTGTATTGCCTTTGGCATGAGTAAGGCAGCATTGAAGCTTAAACTCAAGAAACTGGAGTATTTACATAATAAACGTAATAGGAGAAGGAAGACATGACGTTAGAGTTATCGTTGGAGGAAAAGATAATCGTAACCATTCTTTGGGTATTTACGATATTCTTTCTGTTGTTGGTTTCTGGAGTATTTGAAGGTGGGCACGAGCCTATAAAGCCATCAAACACCCCGCCACCTCCGCCTCCATCTCGCCCCCATCCTCAACTATTCCGTCGTAGATTAAGAGTAAGAACTAATAAACGAATAAAAAATGTTATACGAAGCAAAAGAAGGAACTAAGGCTTGCGAATATATTAAAGGTATTCTCGAAGCTGAAGAGAAAGAGTATCAGGCTTACATGAAAAGAGTAGATGAAGCCGTAGGCTTCGAGTTTGAAAAGTGGCAAGGCTATCAGCCAAACCGTAGTCTGCTGCGGGAGTACGAAATCACCGCTATCTGGATACCATTCGAGCGATATGAAACGTTGGATGAGAAGGTATGGAGGTCATCTGCCAGCAAGATGCTGGAGAATGGCTATTATGTAGCTGTAGCACCTAATAAGAGATACAAGCAGGGCAAGGCTATCGCTACCGTGCTTGCCTCTTACAAAGCTGTTACCGACCATTTCAAGATATTGAAGGAGTTGGGTGTAGGGTCCCCTCAAGGTGGTTCTATTTCTATCACTCAGCTTTTCTGCTGCAATGACCGTTACTTTGCCTTCTTCGATGATAGTATTCGAGCCGAGAAATCCAATCCTGATTTCAAGGAAATCACGATAGGAGAGTATGAGGATATTATTTAATAGTTATAACGAACAAAAACATTAAAGAATATGTCATGTGATTGTATTAGCAAAGTAGAGAAGATTATCAAGGAAAAGACCAATGAGAGCGGTTGCCTTGATGCAAGTATCGGTGTTCCGTCGGGTGTTTTGAAGGTAAACATTTACGGAATGTTCCACAAGCAGAAGAAAGATGGTACCTTTCGTGAGAAGTGGGAAAAGCTTAACATCCTTCCTGAATATTGCCCTTTCTGCGGTAAAAAGTATGTTGATGATCAGAAAGAAGAGACTAAACAGAAAGAAAAAGAGAAGTAGCGTATGAAAACAGAAGAATATGTAAACACCATCAAGAATATGCAGGCATTCAGTAATTTTGTAGAGCACATTTATCCTGACCAATACAAGTTTGTTTGCCATCAGCATGATATACCGGAGCGTGAGGCGATGAATATGTATAGCTACCTTCGCAAGATAGCTTCCGGACAGTATTGGTGTATCAACGATAAATCAGAAGGTTACTTCTACACCATGGTAAGCATGGCGCAGGAAGCTCATAAACTGCAGGTATTGAACAGTCTCATTAAAAACATCCCTGCCAACGACAGGGACAGAAAGTCGAATATTCTCGCAATCTTTATTAATAAGGAAGGTGAGTATTCCCAGCAGGAGTTTGACCTGCAATGGCAGGCTGCGTTTATCGAGATAGCCGAAATGATAAAAAACGGCTACAAATTGGCGACTATTGCTCATCAGGTAGATAACGTCGATGCCAGGGACTATGTAGGTGAGAATGATGGTAAGAAATCGTATATCCCTATCTTCGATGGCGATGTGTTGCTTTGCTATGTAGGCAAGCCGGAGTTTTGGTCATCAGATTGCGAGAATAGTGGTTTATACTTATGTAAGAATGGCGTTTATTACCGTCTCATCTATACTCCTGGCAAAGGTTATGTAAGGCATGGAAAACCTGATACTGACGAAGATTTCGAGTTAGATATTGAGGATAATGCCTTTAGTAGCTACGTGATGACTATCAGTCAGAAGTGGTATAAGCTTGGTAATATCCACGCTGGCATCGGATTCTTGATAGAAAAACAAAAAGATAAAGAAGAATAAGCGTATGAAGATAAATATAGATCGGGTAAAGGAGAAGATTGCAGGCTTTATTTTTGACCTTATCATAGAATCTGGTAGTAAGTCTAAGTTCTTCCGTAAGTACACCAACCATCGCTTCCGCAAGCAGTATGAACGGGTGGTGGGTAATGGTACTTATTATCGGATGTGCAGACGTAATTACGATTTGGAAAAAACGAATAGCAGACTGCATGAGGAGATCGACGACTTACATTGCAGACTTCGTTTTATTTATGAAAAGGTGAAAGTCGTAGCTACGGAGTACCCCAAGAATATTTCTTGCCCTCACGGAGAAATGGATGAAGAGAGCCACTGCCCTGTCAGAACAGATTCTACCGATTGCTGGTGCTGCCCAGGGTTCGTGTGTAGAGTACCCGAAAAAGGTACCATTATCTGTTGGAATAAGAACTTTGAACAGAGTGAGGATTTAGAAAAGGAGAAGTAGCGTATGGAAACAGAAACGAAAGAGTCTCCTATTAAGGGAGCATTGATTTACCAGCCGCAGGGTGCAGCTGGCGAATACGCAAAGTGGGCAATCAATCTCTATCATGGTTGCTCTAACGGCTGTACTTATTGTTATAACCGCAGAGGGGTATTGAGCCATGTCTTTGGCGACAAGCCAGAGTTGGCAGCACCTATCGTGAAAGCAAGAGATAAGTATCTTAATATATATATGAAAGAAAATAATCTGACCGCACACGATGCTATTCCGCAAAAAGTTATTCGAGATACGACTGCTGTTGTTGCCCTAAATATTATAGCTAAAGATATAAAAAGAATTGGGGAAGATGTAATTCGTGAAGACGGAGGAATTTTCTTTTCGTTTACTTGTGATCCGTTTGATCCTGATACAGATATGGATATGCTGCGAATGGTGGTTTTTATATTCTTAGATCATCAAATTCCAGTTACAATACTTACCAAAAATATAGATTGGTTAGGAAACGGCAAATGGAAAGTTTTTTTGGAATCTGATACCTATTGTCCGGATGAAGATTTCCTTCGTTACCTCACCATCGGCTTTACTATCACCGGAAATGATAAGTTGGAGCCTGGCGCTCCTTCTACAGAGGAACGTATCGAAGCCCTGCGCAAGTTGCATGACGAATACAAGATTAAGACCTTCGTATCTTTGGAGCCGATAACGGATCTCGCTATCGCATTGGAAGTAATCAAGGAAACATCCAAGATTACGAATGAAATACGCCTCGGTGTTCAGTCGCCTATCAAAAAAGATAGATATGACCCTAACGAGTTTACCGGTTTCGTTGTCTTGGTTAAAATTATGGCACGTAGTCTTGATTGCCGTTTCATGGTAAAGGAAAGCATGTATAAGCAGGCTGAAACTTTTGAAGGTGATGATAGAGATGCGTGCATCTCGAAACTTGATGAAATAAGAAAGATATATGAATCAAAGCAAACAGAAAATGATGAAAAGTAAATTAAAATATTACGCTCAGTTTATCGGTATCAATTTGTTGGCGGCATTGATACCCATCCTTGCCGTTATCCTTATTTATGGTCTCGGTAAGTTAAAGAATGCCTGCACCAATCCCTATGTTATATCGCAGGAGATATACGATTGTTGTCTGTGGGCAACCATTGTGGTACTGACTGGTTTTTCCGTAGTCTTCTGGCTCCTTTCTTGGGCTGATAAATGGAGAAAGGCAAAACTAAGCTCTCTAAAAATCAAAAGAGAGCATGAGGAATTAGGATTGCGTATCGAAATGAAAGTTGAGCCTATCGAGGAGATGGTAGGACAGAAGAATATGCCTGCATCTGCTGATTCCCAGTGGGAAGATGTTTCCGGATTGACGGTTAAGGAGATTTATCATCTCTATCACGGTCGTCAAGTTCTGATTACGACTGGTAAGGCTCAAGGATGGTTCGGTTGTCTTGCCGGTTATGATAACAAAGGTTCTATTCTCTATGTAGGTTTCACTCAATTCTATATAGGTTCTTACCTTCTGAATGATATAAACACTATGCGTGATACAACTCCGGATGTCAGCTACGTAGAACCACAATATAAAAGCTACGATTGCTGCATCCCAAGTCTTATCCGTATTCATAAGTAAAAATCATAAAGCATAGATTATGACAACAGCAGAAGAGGCAAGAAAACGAACCCTTAACGCCATTAAGGAGACGTATAAAGACCAGCTTGAAATGATAGAATCGCTCATTTGTTGCGCTTGCGATAAGTCAGAACACGAAGTTGCTGTAACTCTCGAAAGTTACGAAGAACGAGATAAAGTAAAGCTTTATCTTGATACTCTCGGATATAACACTTGGTGTAGCAATTATGTTTTAACTGTCTCGTGGCGAAGCGTAAAAAGTAATGAAGAATAGTTATGAAAAAGAATTATTTGTTTGATGTTGATGGCTTGCTGCAGGTGCTGCAAGCCATCAAAGAGGAAAGACCGGTAGAGTATCGCCCATTGGAGGAACCTAATTGGCGAGATTTCAACCCAGAGGAATACGATATTGATACGGAAAACTGCATATATCGTGTCAAGCCTTGTGAATATAGTGAATACGTGGGAAGTATTGCTATACCTCCTGCGCTTATGCAGGAAGGTGTGATTTATTTTCTGAAAAACAAAGACCCTCGGAGTACTAAACAGAGTTTTGCTTGCGTAAAGGCTAACCTCTGGTATATAGATAAAAAGATATTGCTTCATTTCTTTTGGAGCGAAGACGGTGATTCAAAAAAGCTTTATGTTAGCGATCCGGATAGAAGAGTTAGCCGTAGCGAGAAAACAGATAATTTCGCTAATGAAATTATTCCTGATATAAATCTTGCTGATCCTAATAAAGCCGATATATATGTAGCTTCCATATCGCAAGTCAAGATGTTAGAGTCAAGACTCCGAGATGTGGGTTATGAATTGAAGGACGGACAAATGAAAAGGATAGATGGGAACAAAGCGTAAACAAACGCCTCTTCTTACTAAGGAGCAGGTAACAGAGCCGCTCCTTCAGCAGCATTTGCGTTGCTGGAAATCGAACCCTAAGTACATTGTAGAAAATCTGTATGTGTTCGACTGGGAGAGCGATATGCTCATCAAGCCCCGAAGCGGATATTGGTATGAAGTGGAATGCAAGATTTCACTCGCTGATTTCAAGAATGATTTCAAGCTGAAGTGGCGAAAGCATGACCTACTGAAGACGGGGGATGAAAAGCATCGCCGCCCGAACTACTTCTGCTATTGCGTACCATGGTACCTTAGTGGCAAAGTACTTCCCCTCCTTCCGAGTTATGCCGGATTGATAGTGCTTACGGAGAATGGCAAGCTGAACGAGGTAAGGCGAGCTTCGCTCCTGCATACAGATAAGTACACCGACGAGGATTTGAAGTTGTGCAACAAGTTCTATTACGCCTATCGCAACTGGAAGGAGCGTGTGGAGGATCATCAGCCTACTAAGGAAATCAAGCGCCTGAAAGATGAGATTGCTTTCCTCAAGGCAGAATACAAGGCAGTAGCAGGGTGTGACATTCAGGATGCACTCTGAGTATGCCGAAAGTTAATATATTAATTAAATGTAGAAGATAATGGAAAATAATTTTTTACTTTATTTTTTCGCCTTTGCGTTCCTTATTGCATGGAGCGGGGTTGTCGTTTGCTCGGCATGTAGTTTTATCCGAAGGTTGAAAAAGGATATAGAAAATCATTCGCCTCAGATAAACGAAAGATCCGTAGAGTATGATGATAAGTCTGCATATCTCGCTATTTATCATATCGAGAAGAATAAAATCACCTTCATTCCGAAGGACTGCATTTCTCGAATCTATGTTAATGCAGAGGATGGCTTTATGACAGCAACTGCTGACGATAAGGAGTACGTAACGTATGACGGAAGCATATTCTTCAATGTATCAGAAGCGCAAGTAGCTGAATATTTTAATGAGTATCGTCATACGGCAGCAGGATTGAAATCCTGGCTTGCCCTTGAAGTTGGCATTGGCTATTTTGCCTGCCTGCCTGAGAACAATGAGTTTCGGCAGATGTGTGAGCGGGAAGCCATCACTGGGTTCAAGAAGTCTAAAAAGTAAATTGATAGCAATATGGATGATTACACAAAACGTAAGAATACAGAATCAGAGGAGAACTATACGCTTTACGCTGGACTTGGTTCAGAAGTTTTTATTGTTCCCAGAGAGCACTTTCTTAACGAAAGTGATGGTTCTATAAAAGATGGTTGGGAGAAAAATGCAGTTTGTATTGACGTTTCAGATAAAAAAAATGCCGTAACGAGCTATTCAATATTCGAGAATGACGGAACCGCTGCACTCAAGATGAGATCTCATTTTTCATTTGATGCAGAACTAATAGATTCTCTTCGTGATGCTTGTGTGTTGACAAAATGCGTATTGCCATATCGCAGCCCTATCCCGTATGCCGTGCGATATACGTACCCTTCATACAGAAATCCCGATGCCATGAAGTTGAAAAAGCCTTGGTGTTATTATCATCTTCCGGAGATACAAGCTCATTTTATAACTTATGATAGCGGAGAAGTCCTGGTGTTTTTTATAATGAAAAGCGGAGATATTGGAGCAATGTCATACCAAGAATACCGAAACAGTCTTAGTTACGAAAAATGGAAAGAGGATAGTATTCCTGTAAATTCCAGCAGGTATCGCATTCCTTACCCTAACATAGCAGCGCAAATGCGGAAAATAGGTAAAGCCTTTGAAGCTGATACTCCTTGTTCCGTAGGAATGCAGATGCAAATTTTCCTCGATAATTATTATCATAAATCACATGAAATTATAGGCAGTATAGGTAAATTATGGAAAAGAAATTATTGACCCTTCATCTTGCCGATGAGTGGTATCAGAAGATAGTTAGCGGAGAGAAGACAGAGGAGGATCGAGTATGATTAGAATTTTCAAAGAAGAAGTCCAGAGATTGTTTCCGATTTTAGAGGCGATTAAGGAAGGTAAGACCATTCAGTTTCATCTTCCGGACGGATGGAGAGATATTGATGGCGACGATGAGGGTTTTTACCTTGAAACGCTTATTGGAGAATCTGATAAATATCGCATTAAGCCAGAGCCAAAGTATCGCTCATTCAAGAATGCAGAAGAATGTTTGGATGAGATGTTAAAACACCAGCCGTTTGGCTGGATAAAAACCAAAGAAGGTGGTTATTTTAATATCTTATCTGTTGATGACTATTATGCAGGCTTGGCAGATAAGGATGGTAGCGCCATTCTGCTGTCTTCAAAAAATAGCTATCAAGACAACACCTTTTATGATGGAACACCTTTCGGTATTAAAGTGGAGGAATAGTAATGGCGTATTGTTTTTGTGATTTTTGTGATTATAAGGATGAATGTAAGTACTATCGAAAGGTAGTTGTTTGTCCTTATATGAAAGAGGAGGAATAGTTATGGCAGCATGGTTAGCAGTTGATAAAGATGGTGCAGAATATATCTATGCCGACAAGGAACCTCTTCGAGGTAATGACGTGTGGAGGCCAGACACATGGGACGATTGCTCTGATGACGCTTTCTGTGATTTCGTAAGAATGCCTAAAGGCAGTATCAAGAAACTCATCGGAAGAGAGTTGTCTTGGAGTGATGAGCCGGTCGAACTTAAAGGGTAATAGTTATGGAATTTAACTGTAATAAATCGCGCATGACAAACAAAGACTTTTTTGATGCGTATCGCGGAAAGCCCGCCCTTTATAAGGGAAAGGATATTGGCGCATACGTAGCAGGGTATGTTGACGAGAAGTATATCATCTTAGGATTTCACGATTATACAGGCTGCATTCAGTGCTTCACTTCTAAAGTGAAAAATCTTTGTGCAATGTATCATTCATACCGCTTTGCTAAATTGAAGTATGTAGAAGTGGCAGATAAAAGTACAGATAAAAAGTAAGCAATATGGCAGAAAAGAAAATATTGACCCTTCATCTTGCCGATGAGTGGTATCAGAAGATACTTAGCGGCGAAAAGACAGAGGAGTATAGGGAGTGTTCTGTTTACTGGGTAATGCGTCTGATAGCAAAAGATGCACCCAATAGAATAGAATTGATATACAACATCAATATTGCTCGTGAGAAGGGAGCATTCATGTACGGCTACGTCTGTCAAGGCGGTACCCATGCTTCCGATAGTCCGGAAGATAGAGCATATCGTCAGAAGGTATTGCAGTCCTATACTCATGCCCATTTCGTTTCCGGTTATCCAAAAGATAATCAGCCGTATATCGAGCGAGAGATTGACGAAATTACTGTAGGCAAGCCTAAAAAAGGTATGTGCCCTGAAGAGTGGCTTGATAAGTATATGTTCGTAATTAGATTCAAATAGATAAGCGTATGATACTTGTGCAATGTTCAAATTTACAGCTCGTACTTTTAGCGATATTCGTTATATTCCTTATCGTGTTGATGGAGCAGATAACTGAGTATTTTTACTTTAGAAATGAAAAGTGGATTAAGGTGCGGTTTGATGTGGTTCGTCAGTCCAGATATTTAAACGGTGAAAAGCTTCCGTATTTTTGTGACGATATTGAATACTTCGTCAAGTATAAGAAGTTTTGGTGGCAGAAATATAAGTACATAACAGACTGTTATGGTCGTCCAATGAAGTTTGCCAGTGTAGATGCAGCCAAAGAGTGTCTTAAAAAGGAAGGGTATAAATTATGAATGTAGAAAACATAAAGTTTAAGGCTAAACGCCTCGACAATGGAGAATGGGTTGTTGGAAGCTTTGTTGTAATGAAGATTCCTGCACTTAGCAAAACTACTATAGGTATTGTAGCGGCTGGTGGTGCAACGCTTCATGAAGTTGACCCTTCTACTGTCTGCCAGTTTACGGGACTGAAAGATTGCGAAGGTAAAGAGGTTTGGGATCACGACCTTCTGCAAAGCCCTTGCCAAGAAACAGAAGAAATCTATGAGGTTTCGTATAGTCAAGAAGAAGGAGGTTTTATTGTTAAAAATTCAGTAAATGGTGGACGTTTATTGACCTTCTTATGCGCTGCGTTGACGCTATTCAGGTTCAAAGTTATTGGTAATAAATTCGATAATAAATAATAGCGATATGAAAGAGAAGATAAAGCTTACTCATGAGCAGATACAGAAGATAGCGGAAGGTATCAATGTTATTTGCTTCAAGCGTAACCCCAAGAAGCCGGATGAATATGTACTTTTGGAATACCCAAGAGTAGATGTTTTTCATCAGTCTTGCATTTGGAAAGACCCATCTTTTGATTATGATCATCAGAAGGAAGTAAAGCAAACGTTCCTTTCTTTTGAGGCAGAACATACCTATGGCGCAAAAGAGTTGTTCAAGCCCAGTCTTGCCGAAGTTATTCAGGCTATGCCTCTTGATTTAATAGGAAAGGTGAATGCTTTTACTATCAAATATGATGGTTTTACAGAGGACTATTCCAAGCATAAGAGCGTTGTGACTCCTTATCTTATTGGTGCAAAAATAGCGAAGATACCATCTGTAAAAGACAAAAAGGAAGAATGCCGTTTGCATCCGTCATCATTAAAGATAGGTGATCTTGTTGGTACCGTTCTCGATAAGTATTGTCGGGTAAGTATAGATGTAGTTATGCCAGATATGCGCTTAGAACCTGTATGGCAGAGTACATTAGATGACGTACCCGAAGAATATCTTAATCGTTCTTTCCGTCCAATAGATATTGTTACGGATTTTGAAGACCGTATTCATTTGATTGTCAACTGATTTTTAAAGGTAAAAGAGTAAAAAGGTAAAAAGAGCACTCTTGCTTCCTAAAGGTAGGAGACGATTATAGAAGTAAAAAATAATAGTGTATGAAACAAGAAGAACGTGCAGATTTGACTGCAAGACTAAATATTTTTCTGAAGGAATCTCCTAATGATTTTCCGGACGGAACGACGGATGAGCTTGTAAAGCAGATAGAGTATAGGACTTTTGTTTTATCTGAACGTGAAGCTGAGGTGCAGGATTATATTTTCGTGATCTTGAATCAAGAACGTGAAAACCAAAGCATCGTTGGTCCTCAAAAACAAATTACCATTGCCATTACAAATCTAACTGGCACTGCTTTTGCTTCAATGGATTATAATCCTGCTTACGACCCGATAAGAAAAGACCCAGTCTGCGGTTTTATTAGATATTTCCATGTTAATGAAGACATGAGAAGAATGGGTATTGGCACATATATGCTTCGTGTTCTTGAGTCTGCAGCGAGAGACTTTGGTGTTCATATCTTGTTCTTGCCTGACAACTATAAGGTAGAACGGTTTTCATGGGAAGCGAAATGGATTATCAAAATGGATTATCATTCTTATCCCCAGAATGATGACCGTCCTTTTCACTACGTTCAGTTACATAAAAGGTTGGTTCGTAGATACTAATTTTAAAAGTAAAAAGGTAAAAAAGTAAAAAGAGCAGACCATGTTTGAAATATACGTTAAAATGAAGAAGAAAAAGTGCTGGAAGCTTGCTATAGAGGTTCCAAACGCTTGGGGTGGAATGCCTCACCTCTGGATGTACCTGGAAAAGAAATACCTTCCATCTTACGTACCGGTAGGAGCTGATGGCAAACCGCTGGAACTGGACTGGGTGAAGGAAGCACAGGCAAAAGGTGAATATGTAAGTCGATGGATCTATACTTCATCCAGAAAGGAGATCGAGGACCTACAGAAAGATTTCCGCTTAACTTATGAGGAAATGATGGTATTTAGATCTACCTTTGATTTTGCAAAGGTTCTGGGCGAGGATATACCAGTTTACCTTGAATGCTTAAAGGTTGTCGCTGATGAATGTGGAGGCATATATCCACAGCAATACAAGGAGCTGAGTGCCTTTATTAAGGCTCACAGCATAAATGATATAGAGGCAATCGCTTTCAACCAGACAAGCGTAAACTGTGCCTGTGATTTCTTTGGTGACAGATACAATGCGTCAGCAGATAACTTCTGGGACTGTCTTTGCACAAAGGATTTTTATAACAATCTTAGAAAAGATGCGATATGAAAGACGCATTTTAATGATTTAAATAGATATAAATATTATGAGTTTATATACAAAACAAGAAAAGGTGAAATCCCTTTGGTACCCTATTACCGATGAGGATTTTGAGATAGACTTCAGCAAGCCGTTTATTGTCTGTTGTGTTGACACTTCTCTCTTTATCGTGAAAGATTTTGCAGATATGTTTAACTATCTGGATGAAGACCGGTTCTACGATGTCAAGACGCAAGCCTTGACTGAAGAAGGCAAAGAAGAATTTCGAGAAGACTATTTCGGTTATATGTATCTCGACGATGAGTTTTACCAGGCGATAGAATGTGAAAAAGGAAAGTATCTTGAGGACGTGAAGGGTAATATAGAAAGACCGGATTTGTTTGTTATGACCAAAACGGGACCGAGAATATTCACCCGTTCTGATTTCGAGCCGGATGGCAGTCCTTTAATTTGCTTTACCAGTAACCTGAGTAAGGATTTCGCTCAGAAATATCCCGAATTATACGACGTAGAATACATCGTCAACTTGAACCACGTTCCTGCAACATCCATCAATGCCCTATTTTTAGTTCCTCTTGATGAGCCTAAAACCGCTTACGTGGTAACATCGGGCCAGTATAGCGATTACCACGTCGATGGAGTGTTTTCTGATAAACAGAAAGCAAATTCGTTTGCTAACAAAGCCTATGATAGGGCTATTGAACGATATAATATTGATGACGAGGAGCAGCTTCGAGAGGAAAACTGGTACGGAATTGATGTTTTTATAAGTAAATCCTCAAAAGTAAAGAGCGTTCTTGTTAATGATTTATGCAAGTCTGATAAGTATTTCGATGCGGTAAGTTTTACGCTTAGAGAAGGTGCAGATGATTGTTTTTCATTTTATCTGAAAGCTCTCAATCGCGACAAGGCAAAAGCAATAGCTTTAGAGCGTTTCCATGCTCTCTTGGCAGTAGAATCTTCTCATTTCCCTATGTTAAGATGGACGCGTGTTAGAACACCTTATTGCAGTTCTGATGGTTTCCAGGAAGGTCTCGTATTTGGGTATTTCGATTATAAGGCTTATTTCTATCCTTGTGATAGAAATGAGAAAACGCAAGATCTGTTTATGAAAATAAAAGATTATCTCCCAACACCACTTACTGAAGAGGATGAGAATAATATCGACTGGCAAAATCTTACGGAAGAAACTTGCCTGCAGCTTATGCGTAGTCATGGCTTAGATATTGAATTAAAGAAAGATTTATCTTATGTTTTTTACGATTAGCAAGTGACTTTTTACCCTTTTACCTTTAAAACTCTTTGTCCTCATCATTTAAAATTAAATTATTAACTTTGTAAACAGAAAATAAGAATATGAATGAAATTGAAAAGCAGATGATGCTGCAACTGATGAATGACGTTTACTCGTTTATGAAAGGCTCTGCCGGTAAAATGAACTTTGAAAATAATACCCTATGGGAAGAGATTGTAAACCTCGACCAGGAATGTGGTAATTATCGAGAAGTTGTAGTGAAAATCTATTTCACTGATGGAAAGTATATCCAACTGCATAACCGCAGTTTTGAGTCACTTATCAATAATAGATATTGTGGTGACGATATTCAGCTAATTCCAGACGAGAACGGACAACGTTTCCTTTCGATGGGAGGTTTGGGAACATGTACTTATGAAATTTATGTTCCGATGGTTAGCGTCAGTTATGATTATCCTGAAATGGGGCAAACGTTAACCAGTTTCCCTATCTCCTCCGTTTCTCGCATATCCCACAGTACCAAAAAGGTGAAGTGGTGCGAGAAGTGGAGAAAGTTAAGTCCGGAAGATATGAAGTTGTATGAGACTATCTTTCGGAACTCTCGGGAAAAGTATCTCAGTGAGCAGGCTGAAAAGAAGAAATAGTCTTGTAGTGTTTTATAATATCTACTTAATGTTTTTATTTATAGTAGTTTTAATTTTATGGTTAAACAGATTTTAGAGAACTCCTTCGTTGTGAAACGCGGGAATCTTTGTTTTTCTTCATAAGTTCTCATGTATTGAAATATACAGATAGATAATACCAATTTCATTATTTTTGAGGAAGAGGGGCGGTTGTCGTGATGACACCCGCCCCTCGTTTTTTTTACCTTTTTACCTTTTTACTTTTTTACCTTTATTACACGTTCCTTCCGTCCGGCAATACGACCCAGCCGATATTGCCTCGCCAGAATTTGCATCCTAAATATAGAGAGTCAAAGGCATCGGTAAAGTCAGTTCTTTGCTGCAACGGCAGATTTTCTTCCGTTTCCGGCTTCTTTTCCTGACTCTTATCCTTTCGGAATCCCTGATAGCCGATACTTACCTCACAAAGCTGCAGGGCAATAATCAGGTCGGGATTGTTAAGCTGATTGATGCGGATGGCAGGATATTCTATGCCAGCAAGACCATTATTGATGATGCGATGTTTCACCTCGTGGTTCTCCGGTACACCCATATCTATGGCCGTCACATTCCAACCATTGCGCTCCAACTCTTTAATCACTGCCTGATAGAATCGCTCATCAGTCAGCGCATACGATGCACCCTGTTTTGCCGTAGCATCGTAGAAGTAAACCACATCACGGTTTACGGCTCTCTTGGGCGCATAATAGCGAGAGAAATCATCTACCAACTCCCTCAGCTTGCGCTCGTTCTTCACATAGAAGCTCTTGATAACATTCACTGCCTCTACTCCGTCACGTTGATATACCTGACCTACCACCAACGTATTGATGTTGGCGTTATAGTCAAATGCGAGATAGAGAGGAATGTCGTTCACGCAGTCGGCATCCATGCGGCAGTCGTTTCTCTCGGACAGTTCTTTCAGATCCGGTTGATAACTTTCTGACGTAATCTTCTTGCCACCGATGATGCCCGTAGCCTTCTGAGTGCTCCAGTTGGCCATCGTGAGCGGGTCTATTCCACTGTCATTGATATAACCATGGACGTGATCTATATCCAAATTGGAATAGAAGCCATCGTTCGATTTCTTAATTTTTACGTTCAATATCGAGACCATGAACGTATAGGGTGGAAGATCTCGCTTCATCTGACGGATATACTCCTCACCCAGAACGTCCACATTCTCAAGGGTAGATGCTCTTCTTACCACGAAAGCGGAGCGCCTTAACTCTCTGAGATACTCATCCTGGAACTTTTTTGAGCGCAGGAACATCTGCATCTCGAAATCCTCTTCCGGTGTCAGCAGATATTCGTAATCGTAGATGAGTTCGGCATCATCGGCAGTAACCAACTTGTAGTTAACTGCCATATCCACCATGTTCTTGGTAATCTTCTTACCATGGTTAGGCAGAATGCGGAACATACCTTCATGCTTCAGCATTTTCAGCGCAACGGCACGGATCATTGTCTTTACCTCCGCTGGTACTACGTGAGGCGTGTGCCCCGTCTTCTTGGCATTATAGAGCAGGTCGTTATATCTGATAACCTTGTCGGCATAGTCTTCCAGCTCGCCCTGCACCCATCGGTAGGTCTTGCCCTTAAACTTACCCGTCTCTATTTCCAAGTCTAACTTTTCGTCCTCACGCTCCAGCCATGATCCTTTTGCCGTGAGCGAGGCATCACTTACGAAACGTGTAGAGCGATAGAGTGGGTTGTAGTCAGAAAAGTTGATGTCGCCCAAAGGGTGTGTCTGACCTGACAATGCCGGCATCAACTCCTCATCCACCTTCTTTTTCGGGAAGAAACGGCACTCATCGCCAACACATGCACTAAACGTATATGAGTTTGCTGAAGCCGTCTGTGAGAGAGAAATCAATGCCCATTGTGCGCCATTGGCAAACCAGATGATGTTTTCATAGCTTTTCGGTTTGAAGATGGAAGGGCGCACATGCTTTGGTGGTCGCCCCCAACCCATGTGAATGCCTATTTGAAAACCGAACATTCGCTCCATTGCCGCCATGGTACCTGGTATGGTTTTCGAGAAACCCTGTTGTCGTGATACGGCTACCCATGCGCCCAGCATACCCGGCATGGAATTGCTGGTCATCCATACATAGGGTGCTACAAGACCATCGGTCTTTCCTGTGCGTCGAGCTGCAATATCCCTCTCGTCTCGGGCACCCATGTATAGCGATTGCTGCTGAAAGCGTGTTAAGTAAATCTGATGTGGCTGCTGCATAATAGTAAGTTTTGTTATCCTTTTACAGTCTTAGAGAAATTTTGCGGGCTGGGAATCATCGATTAACTTGCGTGTTTCTTTGGCACACTCAGCCACGCATCTCTCGACTGCCTCGGTGATGTCTTGAATTTGACCCTCACGCATATTGCCGTATTTATCACAAGTGTCGTTTATTCTTTTGTAGAGAACCTGATTTTGTAAAGCCTCCATATAATCTACGTACTCCTTGCAAGTACTGCGCCGCGGTGCTTGCACCCATTTTAGAAAGTCCTGTTTCCAGTCTTTCCATGTTTTGATTTTTATTACTATCATTGTTGCTTACATTTTAAATTGTCGTTTCAGGAACGTGTTGCTCTTTATGAGTTCTATCATTTCTTTTTCCGAGTGTACTCCCTCCCAGAAGAGTTCGGTATGATCTCCAACTCTGTCTTCATCTACAGAGAAAGGCACGCCGTAGTTGGTGTAGGTTTCGCCGTGGTGTTGAACCAGGTGGCGACCTGGGTTTTTCCGGATGTTTTCTATCCAGACTTCATTATCACACTCGCACCATTTATTATACTTTTCTCCTGTCAGTGTCATATCAATACCGATAGGGTAGTGTCCGGAACATCCATTGGTTCCAAAATAAATAATCTTTGCCATAATTTCGCAGATTTAAAATAAACTCGGCTGCGCCATTTCAAGTTGAATACGCTTGCAAGCCTTGTTGTAATATTCCTTGTTCAGCTCAAAGCCGATGAAGTTGCGCTTTTCGCGGATGGCTGCGATAGCAGTAGTACCGCTGCCCATGCAGTTGTCTAAGATAGTGTCTCCCTCGTTGGAGTAGGTGCGGATGAGATACCGAATAAGAGCGACTGGCTTTTGAGTGGGGTGGAAGGTATCGGCAGAATGTTCCTTGTCAAAGCAGATAACACTTCTCGGAAACTTTTCATCACCCATATTGGTAGGAACCTCGTTGTGATTACCATAACAACCCATTTTCCTCTGATGCGGTCCGTTACCACGATCGTGGTTTCTCTGATGTGGCGCGCATTTTACCATTTGAGGATTGTAGATAGGTTGTTTTCGATAGAATACAGCAATATCCTCATGTGAGCGCAGAAACATCTTGTTGGCATTCAGAAAGCCTGTTGCCCGCTGTTTGCTCCAAATAAGATTATATTTCCAGAGTTTCGGCTGCGACATCATAAGTTGTGCGGTAAACATACCCTGGCAGAAAAGAACAATCGCTGCATTGGGTTTTGTTATGCGCAGATATTCTTTCCATAATGGCTCAAGCGGGATGATACTATCCCAGCCACCGGCTTCACTCTGTTTATTGAGAACGCCATAAGGCAAATCGCAGATAATGCAATCCACGCTTGCGTCCGGAATCTTTTTCATTCCTATCAGGCAATCCTCATTATATATCTTATTTAATTCCATCCTCTATAACTCTATTTTTATCAATTAAACCATTTTAGAATAGTTTCTCCTTTATATCCTTTTTCCCAGATAAACCAGGCATAGGCTTGTGCGCTGCCAGCCATTGCATCGAAATCGCCATTGGCAGCACATTTCAGTCGTGAACTGCTTACCCATACCCTGCATGGTGGCTGCGTTTGAAATAACCTGCGTCTTCCTTTCCCTTCAAGAAAAGTAAGTTTCAGGAACATAGCAACCTTTCTTCCTTCCGGAACAATCTGCAAAGCCTTTTCCACGAAATCCAAGGCATATCGGTAGGGTGGATTGGTGACAATATCTCCGTTCCATTCTAAGTTGTCGATAGATAAAAAATCGGCGACCTCGCCATAACCTCTATCTATCAAATCACGACTGACTACATCGTAGCCGTGAACTTTCAACACTTCGCTAATATGCCCTTCGCCACAAGAGGGTTCCAAAATTACCCCCCCGGTAAACTGTTCTATCTTGCATAGCCATTCCGTAGCAGCAGGTTCCGTGGCATAGTAGTCTTCTTTTTGGCGCTCACCATTTTTGTGATTGCTTGCACCCAATGTCTTAAATACGGCAGCATTGCCGCCTACCCAGTCTTTTGCCATATTTTGATATAATTTCTAATTTCTCATTTCTCCCTTACTCTCCCCACATGCCATTTCTGACAAGTCTTGCACTGATACGCCACATATCCTTGCGCCTTCAGTTCCGGTCTTTGGTTCAGAAACTCCCAGGCGGCATCTTCTGTTTCGTATGTCACCTTCGCCTTCCAGGTATGTTGCTTTCGGGTGTAATGCTCAGGGTCCGGTGTGAAGGGAGGAACCTTATTATGGTAGTGATGATCACCTTTGCGCTTACTCATCATCGCCTCCTTTCCTTTCAGTCTTTTCTTCCTCTTCCGGAATATCCATTTCGGTTTCCTTCTTCTCGACACGCTCATCCAGTACCTCTTCCATATACTCCATATAGTCAGGTACCTTTTCATTATGCTCCTGCAGACTTTCCTCTTCGGCAATATCCTGCATATCCTTTGCTGTAAGGCCATACTTGCGAGCCATCTTCTTCTTGTACTCGTCAGTATAGTTCACCCTATCACGCTTCACGATGCTTACATCCTGCGTGATGGCAATGCGGCTCATATCCGGCATTTCCTCAGTAGCATCCTTCTCTTCCAGGAAGTTGCCATAAACGTTAGCCAATGCCTGCATACCCTTATCCACCGCACGGTCGTTGTTCTGCTGCTTGCCTGTACGGATAAGCCACTCAGCAGAATTGAGATACATCGCCTTGTGACGTGGACTCTCGTCGGTCATAAAGAAGCGGATGATGTGGTTGCAGACTGCCACATCATTAGTCAGCTCAGTAATGGTGCGAGGCCTGATATTGCCTTCTTCGTCAATATCAATATGCAGCGCCATCACCATCTCCTGCGCTTCCTTCACCCCTCTGCCCGCCTGTTCCACAAACAGCGCATAGTCGCGTCTGGCTATGTTGCGGCAGGTAGTCTTGGGGTCTATGTCTTTGTTTTGCACCCAGCGTTTATAGAACTCGTAGCAGAGCTGCATTCGGTACTTCTGTTCCAGTTTCGGAAACATCGTGTCAATGCTCAGTCCATTGCCCAGCCACTTGTCTATTCTTTGCAGGGTATTCTGCGTAAGTTGACTCATTATTTAAAATGTTATATGTTACAATGTTAAATCAATACCAAACTGTCCTTCCAGGAACTTCTTGTAATCGGGCTTACCGAATAGCGGTCCGTTCACCTTATCCCACTCCTTATTATTAGAATAGAATACATCACGTGTGAACCATTCATATACGCTATCGTAGCGTTTCAACGCCGTGCAGTTAGGATGCGTATTTAAGTACTTCTGTCCGGCACGCAGGTAAGCCTTCGCTATGCGGGGATGCTTCTGAAACTCGATAAGGCGCTTGCGTCTTGAAGCAAGGGGGCAGCACATGCAGCCGAGTCTTCGGGTAACGTCGATTTGCCCCCCCGTATCATAGTAGAGTGGAGCCAGCTTCAAGCCTCTATCAAGAATGAAATCCCTTACGTCCTCATCAGTCCACTCTAAGATAGGATAAATCTGCTCCACATGGTTCTCTTCTTTCTTGGCACCAAAATATCGGCACTCGGTAGGCTCGTTATATCTTTCCTTTCGCGCTCTGCTTTCCGCTTTGCGCACACCGATAATGGTTTTATCGAGTACCTTATACTCTTTCAGAGCCTCACAGCAGAAACGGGAGAAGCGAGAAGGAAATCCCTTCTTGGCGATAAGCTGAAAGAAATTCTCTTTCGGTCTGAGAATTTCCACACCCATCTCTTTCACGTGGGCGATAGTGCCCGGTGGGTCGATAGTGGTATTCTTGTATATCGCCCTGTATCTGATACCAGCTTCCCTGGCAAGCTGCAGGATCACATCACTATCCTTGCCGCCCGAATAAGCCAGTTCTATCTCTCCATCGTACCTTTTCTGTACGCTTTGCAGGAGGCGGATAGACTGATCTATCTTTTTCTGTAATTGTTCATTAATCATTTTGCGCCTTTTTATCTATTTTATCTGCCCACAAAATTACGAAATCTCCCCTAATCGATTGGGACAAGAATTTTCTTTGTCCCTATCTCTCAATAAAAAACCGCTATCTTTGCCTTGAATAAAAAACATAGGTTAACACTAAAAAGAAAAAAGAAATGCAAAGTTTAATTCCAACCCTTACCAGGTTTCTTGCAGCCATCATTGGCTTGTTGTGGTGTACACTGGAACCATCCCTTAACTACATCGCCGTATGCTTCTTCGCCCTTACCTGCGACTGCTACACGGCTTGGCGCTGCAACTGCCGAATCTATTCCCGCTATCGTGAGGCTATCAAGAAAGACCCTCGATGCAAAATCGACGGGAAACTGAAATCTAAGAAAATGGCAAAGATGGTGAAGGATTTCTCCGTCCTCATCCTTGCGATATTCTTGGCCACGATGGTAGATACCGTGATACTCGATTTTCAGAACCCTCTCCATCTCGCCAACTATCTTGCTGCTATCTATTGTGGTGTGCAGCTCGTAAGTATTCTCGAAAACGAGAGTACCTGTAATGGGGCACCCTGGGCAAGAGTGATGCAGAAGATTGTGGCCGATAAAACCGAAAGGCACTTCAACGTGAAGCTGAAAGACTTGATGAAGGAAGAAGAGGAGGACAGCGAGAAAGAAGAGGTAAAGGATAAAGGTAAGGCAGATACAGATAATGCAGCCAAGCCGGATAATGGTGCAGATAAAGATGAGTGGATTCCGTCGAAATCAGGTGGTGATGCTTATGATATATAGTGCCAACAACTTTTAATTTCTGTACGCCATCAGTTAATAATGTGTTAAAATCCCTTTGAATTATGACAATATCAAATGTTTTGGAACACTGGGCTACGATCTACAAGCCCTTATCCCACGACCCGACAAGCAAGAAGCTGGAAGAACAGAGTTTCTTCCGCATCCGTTATATCGACCTGGAAAATATCTTTTCCCGTAATGCTAACATTGTGCATTCGCCTTGTATGCTCTATAGCGTATTGAGTACAGGTGAGTTTCAATCAGCCGGAAAGATGATGGTTTCTCACCAGGTGTGGTTTCTTACCAAGGTAAAAGACTCACCTCAAACCCTCGGACGATACGATGGTGCAAAGATAGAGCAGGCATCCGTCGATTTGATGGACTATTGTAAAGATCTTGTATCCTGGATGGTGGAGGTGAAGCGAAAAGGAGCTTGCCCGGTAACGGGTCGGTCCTTTGCCGACGATCCGGTTATTATGTCCGAATTGCAGTCTATTGATATTTCCTCTATCTCGTGCGGACTGATAGGTGAGTTGTATTCCGGACAATGGCTTGTAGCCGGAGTGGATTGGAAAAGTCTGCAACCGCTCTACAAGTTTGGCTGCGGCGGTAACGACAAGTATATCATCAAAGAATAATAATTGTATCTTGACTATATCGCCCTATCCTTGCCTATGATGTTAGGGGTAGGGCGAAAGTCTTTTTAAGAAAGGAGTATCATATTATGGGACAGCCTATCAAGAATCCGATGTTTCCCTTCAGTAGGGTAGCATCACGTTTCTTCCAGCAAACCATCAATCAGTTGGAAGTAAATACCATGACCCAGTGCATCTACCCCAAGGAGGTGTATAACGGCTATGCCGTAGTAAACCAGAAGCGTAAGGATATGGGTGGATGGTATTCTACTGGCGATGGAGCAAAATCCTTTGCTGGTAAGATTATAGAGGCTGGCGATTACGGCAAGGTAACGATGGCTTTTGAGTTCAACGACTATATGCGCTTTGTGGATATGGGTGTAGGTCAAGGCACCAGTTACGAGGATGTGGATAATGCCCGCAAGGCTCGCTATCAAACCCGATATATCTCAAAATGGGATAGAAAGAGCGGTAAATCTCAGCGTCCTGCAATTATGATGGAGCTTCGCCATTTACAGCAGCGGATAGCTAATTACCTGGTAGATTTCTATGGTTACGAGGGCGAGGTGAAGCTGGTTAACACCATTGCCGATTGCAGCCCTATCAAACTTTTTTAATCAATAAACAACAAGAAAATGGCAACAGCAAAAAAAACTCAGATAGTTATTACGGCTAATGCCGCCGTCGCCAAAAAGGTGATGGACGAGTTGCAGCAGCGCATTGATGCTATCAAGCAGAAGATGCAGCAGCTCGATACCACCACGAAGCAGGGGCAGAAGGAGTTTAAGAAACTGGAGAAAGAGCTTGTTTCCTATAACTCTGCCGTGACGCAGAATGTTACGAACTCAGAGCGAATAAGAAAGGCTATCAGCAACCTTTCTAATACATCCCTGAAGGAACTTCGCCGTGCGCTCGTAGCTGCCAAGAGTGAACTCGGTAAGACTTTTGAGAATGATCCTAACCTGAAGAAGCGTCAGCAGGATGTAAAAACGTTGCAGACGCAGATTGATAAGCTGACGGGTGCGGTTAACAAACATGGTAGCGCATGGAGTACGGCTGCAAAGAACCTTGTCGCCTACGTGGGTATGTTCGGTGCGTTCAATATGATTAAGCAGAAGATAACCGATGTTATCAATCTTAATTTCAAATATTCCGATTCTTTGGCAAACGTCCGCAAGGTGACTAACTGGTCTATGAAAGACGTAGAAGAGTTATCAAACAGTCTCTCAAAGATGGATACCAGAACCAGTCTCGAAGGACTTACCCAGCTTGCCTATATTGGTTCTCGTATGGGCATGGGAAAATACGGCGTGCAAGGTTTGGCGGATTTTGCAAAAGCAAGTGACCGCGTAAATGTAGCACTGAAAGAGGATCTCGGTGATGATGCGATGCTGATTCTCTCCAAATTCGTAGAAACGATGGGTGAAGTAGAGAAACATGGAGGCAATGTCGGTGAAGCTTTCGACTCCGTTTCAAGTTCTATTTTTAAACTGGCTTCTACATCTACTGCCAATGGTGGTAATATTCTGGAGTTTGCCAAGCGACTGACCGGTCTTTCTAAGTCTGCCCATATCACGAGTGATCAGCTTTTAGGTCTTGCTTCTGCCAGCGACTCTTTGATGTTGATGCCGGAAGTAGCATCTACTGCATTCGGCAAATTGATTACCAGCCTGTGGACCAACTATCACGATATAGAGAAAATGCTGGGTATGCAGGAAGACTCCCTGAAGGATATGATGAGTAAGGGTCAGACGATGCAAGCTCTGGTGAAGGTTCTTGAAAACGTGAGCGACAAGAACCTGAGTTCCATGGATGAATACTTTAAGGAGTTTGGCTCCGACGGTCAGCGATTGAAGAGTGTAGTAGTAACTATGGCTCAGAATATCGGCGTACTGAAAAGTCATCTGAAGGAATCCAGTGAAGCATATCGTGAAGGTACTGCTGTTACTAAGGAGTATGAAATCCAACAGGAAACGGCACAGGCTATTCTTGAACGTGCTAATAATATGTGGGAGAAGGCTTTTGTCAATCCTAATGGTATTGATGCGGTCAAGGAAATGGCGAAGGTATGGTACAATTTCTCGAAAGAGTTAACGCAGTCAAAACCATTTCTTGCATCCGTAAAGATTCTTTTTTGGGAATTGAAGACGTCTGTCGAGGCATTACTATTTGTATTGCCTGGACTATTGGCATACCTGGGCACACGAGGTTTGGTAATGGCGTTCTCTAAGTTGATTCCGTTAATGATAGGCATTAAAGGCTCAAGTATTGTGAGCTTTTTCACACTGCTTACGCAGGCAATAATGGGCAGTCATATTGCAACGCTTCGCCTTATCGTTTCCTGGAAGCAGTTGAGTCTCGCCATGAAGACCAATATCATAGGGTTGGTTATATCCGTGGTAACGTCATTAGGTGTCGCAATTTATGATTTAGTAAAAAAGACCAATGAGGCATCTTTTTCCGTTCAGAAGTTTAATAGTTCGTTTAAAGGTGTAAGAGAGGCGGCTAACCATGCGGTTGCAGAACTCGATGCTTACTATGGGGCTATCAAACGAGCCAAGAAAGGTTCTAACGAATACCAGGCAGCTATGAAGACTTATGTCGATAAATTCGGCATGTATTTCAAGAAGCTCAAAGATGAAAATGGTATGGTGCAGAATCTTGCAGAATCCTATCGTCAGGCAGCAAAAGCTATCCGTGGCAAGATATACCTCCAGATGCAGGAAGATGATATTCAAAAGCATTATAAGCCTCGTATCGGTTGGAGTCTGGATAAACTTGATGCTTACGGGAAGGTAGCACCAAAAGGCTTCGGTACTGATGTTTTGAAGGGATATGAAGAGGATAATCGCAACAAGAATATGGGTACGATTATCGCAGACCTTGCACGAAGATATGGCTCCAAAAATGTTGCAAGGGTTTTAGCTTCGGAAAAAGAGGGCAGAAGTTCAGCGCAGGTAAGGAAGGTTTATAAAGATACTCTTGGTGATGGTACGGTACATCAGTACGTAAAATACGAGGATTTGCCTATCGCAGACCAGCGCCTTTTCAGTGCGCTTCGCTATATCCGTCAGGCTCGTTCTGCTAATAATGTCTTCGCTGGCATCAAAAATAAGTTTGCTGGTGCTCAGGATGAGATCAGTGATTATCTGAAGGCTATAGATGCTGCCGCAAATGAAGACCTTGGTGGAGGTGGTGGCGGTAAAGGCGGTTCCGGTGGTGGCGGAAAGAATACCCCAAAAACCGATAATACTGCCAAACAGGAAGAGCAGAAGGCAAAGACCCGCGCCAATGCCCTTATTGCCAATATCAAGGCTTTCTATGAAGAGCAGAAGCGCAAGTACCTGGAATGGGTAACGCAGATGAATGCTGATGGTGAGAAGGTAAGCGAGGGTCAGCAGCAGCAGATGCTTGCTCTTCTCGATGCTAAGACGAAAACGGCACTCGGTACGGCTCGTAAGTCCATCGCAACGATGAGTGATGATTTTAAGAAATTCTTCTCTCACATGGATGAAGATGTGCTTATCTATGATGATGAAACTTCCAAGTCATTGCTGGAGTCTATCGGCAAATCGGATATTAGCGAGCTGCACGACCTTTTCCAGAAGCTATCGGGTGATTTATCACGAGAGAACAATAAGACGCTCTCAGAAAACCTGGGTGCTCTTCTTGATCAAATCTTTGCCAATGGTTCTAAGGAATTGCGTGAGGCAGCAGAAAAACTTCTTGCTCAGCAGCGGGAGATTCAGAAGATACTCAACGAGAATGACTACACGGGCGCAGTCAACCGTTCTACTCGTAGTAATTTCGATAAGTTCAGATTCCTTCGCCCGGCGAGTGGGGTAGATGCAGCTACCGAGGAAGGTCTTCAGAAGATGAATGATGCTTTTGACAAACTCACAACAAAGGCTCGCTCAACGGTGGCTGTACTATATACCATCAATCCAGAAAGCCAGCGTTTTCAGCAGCAGTTTCTTGATTATCTTTCTGTAGCAAATAGTGGTTTCGACTTTACAAAACTCAATACGCAGGAGTTAAAAGCACTCTATATCGAACTGATTAAATATACGGATAGTTACACCGAGGCAGAGAAACGCAAGTACGACTATGCAAAAAAGATTGCCGATCAAGCTTGGGCGGTAAATAAGCGCAACCTCGCCAATCAGGAAGCTCTTCGCAAGATGCAGCAGGAAAGCAGCCTCTTCGGTAAGCGTACTAATATGTGGTCGAACCTCGGTCTCAGCGACCTCACTGCTGACCCAGAGGTGGAGCTGATGAAGATGAAGATGCAGATGGCAGAAGACTATTATGCCTTTGTGTTCAAGAACTCAAAAAATCAGCAACTTATCGACGAAGCAGAAAGAGCACGTCAGGAGGCAGAACTTGCCTATGCCAACCAGATGGCAACGGCGATGAAGAACCGCCTCTCACAGATGCAGCAGCTCGTGCAGCCTATCGAAACCTTCGGTTCGGAAGTAGGCAAGGCATTTGCTGAAATGCGCAACGACGTAAGCAGCGCGCAGGAAGCTATCAAGAATGCTCTGAAGTCTATGCTTGAGTCATGGGCTAATATGGCACTCAATGATGTGAATACACAGATGTGGAAGGCCATCAATGATGCAGGTGCCAAACGTGGTAAGAGGAAAGCTCAACCTGGTATTGATGCAGCGAGAGCCAACGCTGATGCCAATGCCGTGAAGGAGGATTTCTCGAATCTTGGCACAAAGGCGAACCCGATGTACGTGCGACTGGTGGATGAGGGTGCAGCTTACCTTACTCCGCAACCGCAGTCTAACTTCGAGAATCTGCCTCCGCAGCAGCCGGCTCTCGGTTGGAATCCTGATGGTACACCTATCAACCCTAACAGTCCGGCTATTGTGCCTCCATACGCGCCCCCTGCAACCCCCGAACAGGCGAATACGCAATCACAGGGCAGTGGCGCGCCTCGTGCATGGGAGCATCGCAACAGAGACAATGCTAATGCGTTCTACAATGATGCCGCAACACAAACGGGTACAGCAGCAGCCGATGCTATCGCTGGTGGCAGTTCCTTCGCTGATGCCGCAGCCGGTATCACTGGTTCCTTCATCGGCGGTGTGATGAATACCGAGTTCAAGACTGGCGGTAAATCCAAGGAAGACAAGGAGAAAGCCGACCAGTTGAAGAAGGAGAAGAAGCACCAAAAGGAACTGAGTAAAGAGGTCAAGAAGGGCAATAAGGATCGTGAGAAGGTAACTACCCAGGGTGTTCAGAACATCACGAATGTAACCGATGCCGGAAACAAGGAGCAGACCGAGGTCACAAAGATAGCTTTGAATACAGGTATGGCGATGACGGAAACGGCACTCACTACCAACCTCGCCAATACTCAGGCTAACAATGAGGCAATCACCCAATCGGATGCAGCCCGCACGCAAGCGGGAATGACCTTCTCTATCGCTGGTGCCATCGGTAAGTGCTTCGACTTCCTGGGTCCTATCGCGGGTCCTATTGCAGCCGCAGGTGTGATGGCTACCCTCATGGGCTTGCTCCAGTGGGCACTCAACTCAGCTTTCAGCGGCGGTAAAAAGAAGAGTAATACCAATACTACCAATACCAAGCTTGTAACCGGTATGCTTACCTATGATTCCGGAAACGTTCAAGACTTAAAGCCATTCGTGGCTGATAATGGCGAAGTATATTGGGCAAAGGAGGATGACGGCAAGCAGATGCAGGGCGTGAAGATGCTCACGTCTCCAACCGCCACTACCGTTAACGGACAGCCGTCTCTCGTAGCCGAGAGAGGACCGGAAATCGTGATTGGCCGCGAAACTACCCATGCCATGATGATGAATAACCCTGGCTTGCTGAAAGCCCTCGTGAACTATGACCGAAATTATTCAGGAAGAAACTCAGCAAGAAGGGCATTTGACGATGGCAACGTGGGTGATGTTCTTACAGCAGGCACGCAAGCAGGCAATGGTAATCTTTCGTCTGGCGCGTCAGCGACAGGCGACCTGGTTTCCGCAAGCATTGCAAGCAATGCAGCGCTCCTGCAAGCTGTGAATGCGCTCCTGCAACGTCTAAATGAGCCTATCAACGCTAAGATTAACATGTTTGGACGTGGTGAGTTGTATGATAGCCTGAATAAGGCTAATCAGTTTATGAAGAACAAGTAGTTCTAAATGACAAATTAGAAATGATAAAATGACGAAGTAAATTGAAGTGATACGATAAAAATTGATTAGGTTGTACTTATTTTCGATTGTTTTATGTTTATCGCAAGACCGTTCCGCTGTGAAGCGCAACGGTCTTTTTCATTTCTCATTTTTCATTTCTCATTTCTAATTTTATACTTGGTCCCATTTTGCGACCAAATGGAAATTTTTGTGGACTTTACGTAACTGGCTGATTTTGTGGGCTTTTTGGTCTCAAAATGGTAGTTTGGTCTCATTTTTTGCGAAAATCGGCTACCTATATAAAATTTTTCGGGTATTTTTTCTTCTTCCCAAAATCAAAAACCCCTAACCTCAATTTAGGAGTTAGTAGCATTAACGGCTTTGCCGTAAACATCAGCCAATGAGATAGTTATGAGGATATGGGATTGTGGCAGCTGACGAGAAAATGAAGAATTTTCTACATATTTCAAAAATATTTTTTCATTCCTGCGTACATCTGAATTTAAAAATTTAGATAAAAATGAGACCAAAATATAATAAGTTGCTGAAAAATAAGCAGATAACTGAAAAATAGTGTGGGCTAACAGTGGGACAATCGTGGGACTGGCATGGGACTAAAATCCCCTTTTTCCCATTTAGGGGACTTTAACATTTCACCCTTCAAAAATAAAATGAGACCAAAATGAGACTTTTGAGACCAAAACTGGGACTTTGGTCCCAAAAAGTAAAAAGGTAAAAGAGTAAAAAAGTAAAAAGAGCCTGGCGGAATATTGTCTTGCTTATCTTTTTACTCTTTTACCTTTAAATGTCCTTTTTACCTTTTTACTTTTTACCTTTAAAATGTTAAAAATATAACTTATTTCAAATATTATATAGGTAAGGTATATTATTTTCGATTTATTTTTGTATCTTTGCAGCGAAAAATGAATAAATAATATATGTAAGGTATGTTTGATGAGATATGTTCCATCTATCGGGATGCAAAAGATGCACTCGGAAGGTACGTCGATATGGAGACGGGCGAGTGCATCACGCAGATGTCTATCCGTGAGTTCTGTCTGACGGATAGATGGAAGCCGTATGTAGAGAAGCTGAGAGCTATGCGCCAGCAGTATGGCAGTAAGGCGAAGAAGATGCCGGAGTATATCGACACCAAGAAGATGCTTCCAGGTGCCACACTAAGCGGTCTCTTCGCTACCTACGAGGACGATAGCCTTACCCATCCAGGTCAGCGGGTGATGGTTTCCCGAAGAGAAAGCCATCTTCAGAAGCATACCGGATGGCTGGCGATAGATATTGACCTGCAAGACAACCAGGGTATAGCTGATTTCGAGAATATCCGTAGAGTATTGGCATTTCGCCCTGAAGTAGCCCTGCTGATGCGCTCCTGTTCCGGAACGGGACTGTTTGGCTTGGTTCGTCTGGCTTATCCCGAACATCACAAAGAGCAGTTCAAGGCATTGCTGCAGGAATATGCAGCACTGGGTATCATGCTTGATGGCTCCTGCGGAAACATCGGGCGAGTGCGTTTTGCCTCATGGGATGATCCTGAACATATATATATTAATGAGAAGGCGACACCTTACACCAGATTGCCAAACAATGTGCCCACACCGATGCCAGTAATGAACTATTCCAACACATTTTTCAGTGGCAGTCATCCGACTGGTGCTGGCTTCAGGGGTAACTATCCGCACGGTGGATATAGTGGTGGATATAGACATGATACTCCGGAAATCATCTATCGCAAAGCTTTGCGATTGGTTGAGAAGATTGAGGCACGAGGCATTGATATTTGTGCAGGCAAGGATGCCACCAGTGGTTATCTGGGTTGGGTGAAATGCGGCATGTCACTTTATCATGTGGATAGATCAGCAGGCTACGACCTGTGGAGAAGAGTTTCCCGCTTCCGTCCTGCTGACTCCACCTGTGGGCATAACGAGATGGATTTTCGCAAGCGATGGAACCAGTTTGCTAACTACAACAAAATTTCTGAGGCAACTTTCTTCGATTACTGCAAGCGGTCGGGTATCTTCCTTACCAGGGAAGATTGGAAAGAGATATATCAGAATACATAGTAAGAAAGTAAAAAGGTAAAAAAATACGATTATGGCACAAAGAAAAGTAAAAATCCCGAAGGGGTCATGGTTAGACCAGAAAGGTCAGCGATGGATGAAGGTATTCTTCGATGTGCTCATCAGCTTCGGGGGGGGGTGAAAAGTTCATCCGTCAGATCAATTTGGATTTCACCTGTAACTTCGATTTTGGACTGAAGAAATATGTAGTGAATATAGATGGTGGTAATCTGCGAGATATTGTATTGCAGAAATACCCATCGTTAGAGAGATATGGAGATTTTCATTTGGAGCCAACAACTCGTAGAATAATGAGAAATGAGAAATGAGAAATGGGTGGATGAGAAATAAATTGACAGACGAGAGAAGAGATATTCTGATGAGATAGGAAAATCGTAGAAAAATGAGATTTCTGTAAGTGACTGATAATCAGTATTTAAAGTTTCTCGAAAATCCTATGCAAATTGTTCGTTGAATCTCTTATGAATCTCTTATGAATCTCTTATGATTCTCTTATGATTCTTTCGGGAATGTTTCGGGATGTCATTATAAATCTCTATTTTTAATAAATATGTTTACAAAATAAGATATATGAAACAAAAGATAATCGCAATTATGGGTCCATCTGGAGCAGGCAAGGACACGGTGGCAAATATCCTTTCCATCGCTCTGAACATCCCCTTGCTTTGTTCCTTCACCACCCGTCCCATGAGGGATGGCGAGGTAAATGGTAAAGAGCATTTTTTCGTGAAGGAGTGCAAGACTCCCAAGGAAAAAATGCTTGCCTACACCGAATATGGTGGCTACGAGTATTGGACGGAACTCGCCCAAGTAAAAGATGCCGCCATCTATGTGATTGATGAAAGAGGATTCTTGGGCATCTGCGAGCATTTCCCGGATATTGAACTAATGAGTATTTATGTGGCTGCCAAGCCCGAAACGCTGAAGGCTCGCGGTATCGCTCCTGAAAGAACCAACCGTGATGAATATCGTGTATCGCTGGATATTAACTCCTTCGATTACGTCATCAGCAATAATTCGTCGCTCTATCGTTTGCTGACTACTACGCTGAATGTAAAAAGGTGCATTCAAGCTGACAACAGAGAAACATCGAAGTATGAAGCAGAGGTAGAAGAGAGACTGAAAAAAGGAGGATTGGCAGCAAAAAACTTAATCCGCCTTCCCAGCTCCTTCCTTTAAAAGAAACCATCTGTCCCGTGGAGCGGAAAGCATATTTTTAATATATAAAACATCAAATAAGAAACAATATGAAAATGATTATTCCTGATGTGGAGTGGTGGCCACAGAAGACCGCTGCGCAACAGATTGCCCGTGTAGGCAGAATCTGCTATAAGAGTAAGGGAAAAGAGCCTGATGAAAATCTCTCTGATGAACAGAAAGAGGATTTCCTGGAGGAACAGGCTACTAAGTTAGCCAACCGATTCTGGGAGAGTGGGCATCGCTCGATGTATCGCCATGGATCTGCTTATTTCTTCATTAAGCATGAAAGCAGATTGCCTCGTTATATCTGGGCTTTCCTGACTGCATCGCCTTATATCAGCTATAAGGTGAAAGACCATAAGGTATGGATCAGTAGTAATATGCAGTTCCTCTGCGAGCATGGAAATGTACTGGAAATGCTATCCAAATTTAGCGTGAAGGAAGAAGAGTTCATCCAAAAGGCTCAGAAGTATGAGTGCAAGGAAGCGCTTTATCTCATTCGCATGACCATGGTAGTGACTACGCAGATCAGCACCAGCCGTGAACTGAATCGCACTTCTCCCAACTGCATCAGCGAGCAAAGTACCCGCTATGTGAATATGGAGAAGAAAGGTGGTGTGCAGATTGCCCGACCTCTCTGGTTGAGCGAGGGTACACGATGGCAGAAATTCCTGTATAAGACTGGATGCAGGGTGAGCGACTGGCTCTATCGTCGATTGTTGAAATCTGGACTGAAACCGCAGGATGCCCGCGGCATTCTTCCGCTTGATACCTACACCGTAGTGGCTTACACCTACAATCTCAGTGAATGGAAGCATATTCTTGACCTCCGTTTCCGTGAAACGACTGGTAAGGCGCATCCTAACGCTAAGGAAGTGGGTTTCTGGATTCATCATCTGATTATAACCAGAATGAGAGTGATAGACCCAAGTTTTGAATGCTAACACCAATTATGATAAATAAATAAGAAATTATGCCGAATATTTACCTTCGCCTCCCATTGAGCCGGTGTCAGTTCTTCAGACACCGAGAGCCAGACTATATCTTGCAGCATGAGGAACCGGTGGTATTTAATGCCTACACGCACGAATACTTCATCATGCGAAACTCGCTCATCAATGCCGCTAAGAATACCCACGTCGATATGGCTTGTTTCTCACAACAGCAATGGTGCAATATGCTCACGGGCAAGGGTCCGGCAGGAGGCAAGGTAATGATAGCTCGTGATGCAAACGACTGGCTCTCCTATAATGAGGTGCAGCAGCTCAATGGTCGCAAGGATTTCGCCAAGGGACTGAATGAAGACTACCTTTGCATCCGTCTGCCCAGCGAAGTGGAAATGGTAGATACGGTTTATCATGTAAAACCTACCTTTACGCTCGATACGCAAGGTGTAAGGCAACTCGTAGTCTCACTGAATAACACCTTTAAGCGCAGTCTGATAGAATGGGCATTGAGCACCTTCGATTTCTGCACCTCCAAAGGCAAAGTCATTGCTCGTTCCAGGAGTTCCATGCTGGAGCGATACCTGATGAGATACGGCATCGAGAATAGCGAGGCTGAGAAAGACAATCTCCGTCGCATCATCGTAAGATGGTTTAAGACCGAACATATCAACTATCAGTCTTACAGTTGTGCCGATATGCAGTTTGGTGACACAAGGGACAAAATGACGCATATTGACGGCATACAATGGTTATAATTTCTATTATTAAATAGGTGTTAAACGAATAATTAAAGAATATTAAAAAATAAATTAAAATACTTGAACGTATGGATTTACCAGAAAGTTGCAAAGAAATATTTCTCGAAGGTGTCACTGATGCCTATTTCTATTCGGTGCAGGATAGCACCATCCCTATCCCACCGAATATGCAGCGAATTTTGCAGATCAACAACTGTCGTTTTGCTGGCGAGGCATTGCACTTATCGCTGCAAGAGGGTGATCAATGTGTGGTGGCAGAAAGCATCACAGCCAAGCAGACTTCGCAGGAAGCTGGTGTTGGCACCGTTTTCTCCTTTGAAATTACCGCCAATCTCGAAACTGGCAAGGATCGTATAGCCGAAATTATCAAAAAAATGCACGGAAATGACTATTATATAGTCTTACGTAAGCAGGATGATTCTCTTTATCTCTGTTATACGCTGCCTCCTACCTTCGCCATTACTGATAGTAGAACCAATCAGAACGAAGCCGAGACTTGTAGCGTAACGGCTACCTGTAAGGCGATGTCGGAGTATATCCCTATCTCTATCGGATAGCCGTCGTTTGGAATGAATCTTTTTAATTCTCATATTTTATTATATCCATGAAAAAATGATCGTTTTGCATTTTCTTATAATGTAGAATTTGCCCCTGCTGTCTGTGAAGATAGCAGGGTTTTTTGTTTCTATGCTTGAAGTGTAGCCGATTTACGTCCTTATCACTACTACCCTATTTATTACCTTTGCAACAAGAACAAATGAGACATTCTGGTAAAAAGAATTGTTTTCAAGGATAACATAACATACATTAATTAAACTTTTGATTTTCCACTATGAAAGGACTCTATGAAATCCTTACCGAGAAGAAGTGGATGGTTTCGCCTGACTTTGTTCACGGCATCCGTAAGGCGTTGGAGCAAAATCTGAATGCCCATACCTTGTACGAACGCCCGGCACCTACCTGCGGTTTCGTGACCGTGAAAACCTCCGATGGCTCAATCTTTTACCCAGAGGAATATCAGATTTCCGAGGATGGCAAGCAGGTGAGAGGTCAGTGGTCTTTGGAGGATGAGAAAGAACAGAACTTCCCGTTTGTATCGGTACTTACCATCGACGGACCTATCACTCGAAATGGTGGCGGTTGTTCTTATGGTTCTATCGACCATCGCAACATGATGATCCGTGCAGCCAATCATCCTCTCTGTCGAGGTCACATCTTCATCATCAATACTCCTGGCGGCTCGGCTTGGGCAAAGAACGATTACGAGCAGGCTATCAATTATGCCCGTTCATTAGGTCAGCCAGTCATTGCCTTCATTGATGGCATGTGCGCATCGGCTGGTATGTATCTCGCTTCTCTCTGCGATGAGCGTTACTACATGCACCCGAAAGATGAAATCGGTTGCATCGGTGTGATGGCATCCTTCTACACGCAGGCTGATGGCAGCAAAAACCAGTTTACCGATGAAACTTATCACGAGTTGTACGACCCTGAGAGTTTCGACAAGAACCGTGAGTTCCGTGATGTTGCCAATGATGGCGATAGCGAGAAGTTGGTAAAAGAGCTTGCCGAGTTAGGTGTTGATTTCAGAGCTGACATCAAGAAAGCCTGTCCTAACGCAAAGGATGAACATCTGCACGGCAAGGTATTCAATGCCGAAGACGTGAAGGGGATTCTGATGGATGATCAGAGTGACTTCCTCTCTTGCGTCAAGCGCTGCTTTGACCTTTATAATGGTGTAGCGCAGCCTATCAGCAGAGAGTCGTCTGATGAAGATGAAACTAAGAACAGTCTGAACGAACCATCCGACCATCCGGCACACGACCCTCAGTTGGAGCCAGACAAGGCTTCTTCTGCAAAACAGGAAACTTCTAATCACAAAAATAAAATTGACATGGCAAATTATCCACTTATCAATGCCGCTTGTGGCATGAAGGAAGGCGAGATTGAGGTTAAGGAGGAAGGCGCATTCATGAACGCCCCTTTGCTCGACACACTCGAAGCTTCACTCAAAGCTAATAAGCAGCAGGTGGCTGATGCAGAGCAGAAAGCCACTACCGCAGAACAGAACCTTGCTACCCTGCAAGCTAAGTTTGATGAACTGAACGCCAACCTCGAAGCTGCTAAGACCGCACAGGCTGATGCAGAGAAGGCTCTTGAGAACTTGAAGGCAGAGCACGCTACTGCCATCGCCAAGAAGGATGAGGAAATCAAAAACCTCACTACCGGCAAGGAGAAGGCAGAGGCTGACTTGAAGACTTCGCAGGATTCTCTTGCAACCGCCAACCAGACTATCGCCGACAAGGACGCTCAGATTAAGGCTCTCGGTGAGAACCCTGGTGAAGAGCCACAGCAGGGTGCCGCTCCTCAGAATAACGGCGAGGGAGTCCAGACTCCGAAACTTCGTGAGTTTGACCCTTCACTCTACAAGACCAACAAGGAGCGCAAGGAGGCATTCGAGCGCTTTATGCGTGGCGAGGAGTAGTTCTGAATGAGAAATGACAAATGAGAAATTAGAAATTAAAAACAAATTAATCACTTTACTATTATGGCAACACTTCCAAAAGATTTCATCGGCACTACTGCCTTGCAGCATGTAGCCGAACAGGTGAGCAAGGAAATCCTCATGGGTCCTGGCTACACAGACGCAGACGAAATGGATCGTCTGGGCATTGACGTTATCTCTGGTGTTCAGTACAAGCGTACCATTCACGTTTTGCTCCGTAAGGGCGGTACGACTCGCCGTAAGGACGTTCACACCAAGGTGAACAGCGAGTTGGGATTCTTGAAAGAACGTACAATCACAGTGAAGCTCGCTTGGGACCATTATACCGATAACATCGACAAGTACTGCGAGACACCTTTCGGTACAGATGCACAGGGTCAGTACCCTCTCGCTACAGAAGCTGCTACTGCTATCCTCAGCAGCTATGCCGACGACTTGACCGCTTGTTTGTGGAACGGTGATATTGACCTCGACAAGGGCGATGAGACTACTCCAGCCAGAGATCAGGCTATGGCATTGTACGATGGTTTCCATACCTGTATCAAGCACGACATCGAGGCTGGTCTTATCAGTGAGGCTAACGGCAACTTGATTCCTTGTGAGTCAATTACAGAGCCTACTGACAACAATGACTCCACCCCTTACGACAACTTCCTGGCATGGCACCTGAAATGGGATGCCCGTCTGCGCAAGCAGAACACACTCGTTTACATGAGTGAGCAGACTGCCCAGTACATTGCTGCAGGTTACGCTAACAAGTTCCATGGCAACTTCAAGGTTGACTACGACAAAGACGGTACTAACTTTAAGCTCCCAGGTCTCTCTCGTGTAACTCTCTGCCCTATTGCAGACTTCGGTGAGGGTGATCGTATGTATGTTACCGTTCCTAAGAACTTCGTTTACGCAGTTGACACCTTGGGCAACCAGACTTATGTCGGTGTTAAGGTCGGCACGGACACCGATATGCGTGATGTCCAGTTTCAGATTCAGTCAATTCAGGGAGCAGGACTGAAGGTTCCATTCCGCTATAATTTTTCGATGTCAGACGGTTCGCTTGCTCCTGCTGAGTATGTGGCTGGTGACTACACCAACTCTAATCTCGTCATCACTCTCGCTCACGAGAAGGGCGCTGAGATTACCGATGGTAGCGTGAAGGTGAACGATGGAACCTACACTAAGCCAGTTGAGACTACCGTGAACCAGATTGTCACTCTCGAAGCCGTAGAGGGCACTAAGGATAAGTTCTCTCACTGGAGCAACGGTAGCACCGAGAAGAAGATTCAGGTCATCGCTACTGGCATGAGCTTGGGCTTTACTGCCTTCTTCAAGGCTGCTGAGTAATCTTGTATTCACATCTTACTAAGCTTTAACATAAATCCTCGGCGACGGTCGCTTGACCTGACGGAATATAGTGGCCGTCGTTTTTACTTAACCATTAAAAAAGATACAATTATGGCAGAAAATGTAACATGCCCTGAGATCAAGGATATTCTCTCCGAGAATGAGTGCTTGGAGAACTTCGGTGGTCTTGGCGTAAACGTATATGTCTTTATCAAGAGTGATCTTGCTGCCCCTCTTGAGCCAGAGGCAGGCAAGAATACTTATGCAGCGTTGACTGCTGCATCCTTCAAGAAGGGTAAGGGTCTTTTCAAGTTCGAGTGTCAGGATGGCGGTCAGGGTCATACCTGGGAGAACTTAGGTTATCGAAAGGGCTTTAAGCAGACCTTGGACTACGTTCTTGAGAGCGTAAGCGCTGATTCTGCGTATGTGGCTCGTGGTCTCAATAACCTCAAGTGTGGTTATATCATCGAGGACGGTAAAACGTCTATCCTTGTTTATGACAAGCAGCATGACTTCAAGTATGATTCCGGTAATATTAAAGGAGACACGGGCAAAAAACCAGAAGATGATCGTATGGTCACACTGAGTGGTTCCTTGAGTCCGACAACATACGGTCGCTATGAGATTGCCGAACCTGAAAGTGGCTGGGATTCTCTCCTTTCCGGCGTAGGCACAGCGGGGGAAGTATAAGCGGAATTGACAAGAGCGAAGCCAATTCCGCTTCCCGGCAGTCATCTAAGCGAAGCAAGCAGGTAGCGTCTATCAATGATGAAACCTCAACGCTTGGCGAAACTGATGAATAATCGCTCCCTCTGACAATCCGATGAGTTTTAAAAATCGGCTGTTTTACTCTATATAACTCAAAGCTCCGATACTTAGCCTTCCATGACGTAAGGCGAAGTGTCGGGGCTTTCTTTTTGTCCTTCTCGCTACTACCCTATTTATTATCTTTGCATCATAACAAAAGAGTAGAACTAAGTATTTGAATTATGTGGTGGCCATTTAAAAAAAAGAATAAAAATCAGCGCAAGTTTTTGAAGGATGTAAAAAACGTCTCAGAGCCTTTTGCTATCGTAGAGAAATTTAATCGCTATGGGCTTATCCATTGGCAAGCAAAGGATAAGGTTCTCCTGATAGAAGAATTCCTTGCAATCATGGCATTGGCTCAAGGCGAAAAGGGTTTTCGTCTGTTCTTGGAACATGTAGCACAATGGCAGAATTTTCAGTTGCTCACGGAGGCTAATGAGCAGCAGCGTATTGACATCGAAGCGCAAGCCGTGCGTGATGCAAATAAGAAGTTGGGCAAGATATTGACTCCAGCCGACATTCAGCGCATTCGTCAGCAAGCCCGCAATGATATGATTATGATCGACCCTCACAAGTTGAAAAACTTAATCAGGGAGTTTGATATAATGATTATCCGTGCGGATGCACAGAGCGGGGAACAGACTACGCAGGAGAACGGGCAGTTACTCGCCCTTGGTCATTACGATGGCGAGAAGTTGGAAATGGCGATGTATGATGATGTAAAAGTTATGCTTTTTCTGGAAAAGTAATCTTATTATAAGTATTTTTAATGCAAAGGCAAATGTCTTACGAAATATTTTCTTTATTTTTGCAGCCGTAAAGTTTTAATTTATTATTTTAACTATAAAAATAAGAGAGGTATGGAGTTAAGACATTTGCGATCGTTTGTTTATGTTGCAGAAACACTTTCATTTAGTGTAGCAGCATCCTATTGTTGTGTAACCCAATCGGCAGTTAGTCAGCATATCAAAGCCTTGGAAGAAGAACTCGGCTGCAAACTTCTGATACGAACTTCGCATGACATTATGCTGACTGAGAGCGGTGAAACGCTATTGCCTCGCGCGAAAGAAATCCTCAAGCAAACAGAAGACTGCAAGGAACATATTCACGCTCTTAATAATTGTATCACGGGTGAGTTGCATATTGGCATAGGTTCTTTTATAGCTCCATACGTGCGTGTGGCCGCTCTTACTTTTATGAAGAGGTACCCTAATGTAAGAATCAATGCGGATTTCAACAAGGCTCATATATTGAACCGATCGCTTCGATCGCATAGCATCGACCTTGCATTCACGATGAATACCGCTTATAAGCATGAAGGTATCGAATCTTTGCCATGTATTCCTTTCCGTGTCTATGCGATTATGAGAAATACAAACCCCTTGGCCCATAAAAGTAAAGTATCGTATGAAGACTTACTGAAGTTTCCTGTCATTATGCCTGACGTCGGTGAACGAGAATTTGACACCTGTCAGCAGTATATTCAAAGAGACCTAAAAAAGCTAAACACAAAATGCGTGATCAGTGATCCGGATGAAGCACTTGCAGTCATAGAGGAAACGCAGTGGATAACTTTCGCACCTAAGCTATACCTAAAGAATCACCCTACCCTCGTTGCAAAACCTATCGTATCTTTAGAGAAAAAACTAATGAGTAATGCCCATTATATGCAAGATGTTCCAATAAAACGCTCCGCTCAACTTTTGCTTGATATTATCAAGGAAGAAGCAATACCTTATATTGCATCATTAGAAGAAATTATGTAAAATCAAGCAAACAGAAAGGTGCATATAATTTTTCTTTATCTTTCTATTAGAAATCATTCTTTATGATTTTATAGTAAGGATATTTCATAGAAATCCCGTTTTTCTTTACCCGATTCCCCTTATCTTTGCAAGTGATTCCAATATTGGAAGAATTAAAACTTTTTTAATCACTATGCAGGTAAAAACGAATGATGGCAACTATGATGTTGCCAGCAAGGGATTGGGTAATACCGCCCTTGGACTTGGTATCGCAGGTTTGGCTACCAGTTTGCTGGGTGGCGGTGCATCCTTGTTTAACCTCGGTAGAGGTAACAATGGCATGACTGCCAATCCGAGTGATCCGGATGCACGCTTTGTAACAAAGAGTGAGACCAACCTTATTCAGGAGAACTCTACATTGAAGACGGAACTTGCTATCCAGAAGAGTGAGAACTATACCGACAAGAAGATGGTAGATGTTACTCAGTATCTTGACGGTAAGATTCGTCAGCTCGAAAACAAGGTGGATGCCAACAAGGATGCACAGCAGGCGGTCAACGCACAGCAGATGGCATATAATGCCGCTGCCAACGCCAACATCGACGTGCTGAAATCGCAGGTGGCTTCACTTTTGAATGTTACCAAGATGATGATTCCATCAGGCAATGTTTGTCAGATGGGATGCGGATGCGCTTGTAATCAGTAGCCGTATTTTCGGATAAAAGGAAAAACGATATGGATTACAAGAACTCGCAAATCCTGGCAGCGGTGGTGTCCGAATGGGCACGCCCTGCCATCTCTCAGATAGCGGCTGGCAATCTGATGCGCTTGCCTATGCTCCAGTCTCTCCAGGCTACCATCGGCAGCATGGGGCTGGTAAGCGGCAACTACTCTCTGCAAGCCGATGTAGAACCGATGATTCAGCCTGTGGTCAATGCGCTTGTCACTCCGATGCTTGCTAAGTATTTCGGGAATATTCCCGAAGAAAGCATTCCTCAGATGGCACACGACGTAGTAGATCAGCTTCGCTACAAAGGACCGCTCTCTATCCTGGAGGGTGTGATAACCTTTGATGAGGAGGATCTTGACGAACTCGCCGACCTTCTTCAGAAGAACCTTCCGGTAGAGAATGCGCAGGGCTATCAGGTGAAACATTAATGCGGCGGTGAAGTCGTCGCTCTATTAAAACAGAAAAGACTATGAATAAAAGAACAATTCCAGCCTGCATCATGGCTACGCTTGCGGTAGGTGCAACCGCCACTGCTCCCTATTATGATGTAAATATCACGCAGCAGCTCTGTGCTCCTTCATGCGTGGACGAGACTCCGGTTTTCAACCCTCAGTTCTCTGTGAAGAGTATTGCCAACGTGGGTACTTCGCAATATCTCATAACCATTCACGTAGAAGGTGTTATCAGTTACGTGCCTTGCAACTGTGGCTCCTGCTGCACCCGCTCGCAGGTAGTAAGTCAGGATTTCACCATTCCTGTTTTCTCCGCTACGGCAATCACGAATGTCACCACATCTCTTGGCAGTGTGAAAAACCGTCTTGTCAAGGTAGCCTGCTGCTCCTGCAGCAAGACTTTCGTGTGCGATGCTCCTTTAACTCTCACCATCGCATGACTATCCACTAACAAAAGGAAAGGTAAGAAACGATGAAGTATATTCAGTTGATAGATCAAGCCCGCGCTCACGGCGTGGCTACCGAGAAGAAGATGATGGAGGCGATGGAACAGTTAAGCTGCGACCTCGCCTCCTTAGAGGAAACAAATCCGGAATTGTACTGGTGCATCCTCCGTCACCAGCACGCAGTGTTCTATGATCGTCATTACAGTGAGAAAATGGCCAACCATGATGTCTGCCATCTTGTGTACAGCAAGAAAGGTGAGAATGGTGAGTTGGTAGGAACCGGCGCGCATTGGACTAAATCGCAGATAGCGAATGCCACCAAGGGTATGAAGTTCCGTGACAAGGTGAACGATTGGGATAAGTATGTTGCCTTCAATGCCATGTATGCTGACCTGTGCAGCGATATGACAGAAGATGAAATCATCAAGGCTGCTTATCTCTTCTATTTCCAGGATGCAGACTGGCAACCCGAAGAAGACGATTGCACTAAGATATGGGACTATATGTCCGCTCACGCTACGATGTAAGCGGAAGTGAGTAAAAAGTTCAGGATAACATTTTTAAGGTTGATATATTTTTTCTCTAAGCCTCCTTTGCGCCTACCAAGCCGCATGGAGGCTTCCTTTATTTTTTGTCCCCTCCAATATTTTTCTTTTTCCTATTTTTGCAACAGAATAAGAAAAAGAAAATAGATTATGGCAAAAATAGATTCTATCGCAAAATTCATCCTTTCTTTCGAGGGAGGGTTTGTCAACGATCCTGTGGATAGAGGTGGCGCAACGAATAAGGGTGTGACCATCGCTACTTGGCGTATGCAGGGCTACGATAAGGATGGCGATGGCGATATTGATGTAGATGATCTGAAGCTCATCTCTGATGCAGACGCTATCGAGGTGATGCGCCGTTGTTTTTGGAAACGATGGCGTGCAGATGAAATCAAAAACCAGAACCTTGCCAATATTCTCGTTGACTGGATTTGGTGCAGCGGTACTCCTTCTATTACCATTACCCAGGCTATGTTGGGCTTGAAAGCGGATGGCATCGTGGGCAAAAAGACGCTTGCTGTATTAAACCGCCAAGACCCGCAGGTATTTTTCAATCGCTTGAAGGCTCGCCGTAAGCAATTCTATGAGCGAATTGTCGAAAAGAGACCTTCACAGGTGCGATTTCTGAAAGGTTGGCTGCGCAGGCTTGATGCTATCAAGTATGGTTCGCTGACGACGGGGGAAGGCATCGTATTAAAGGTAAAAGAGTAAAAAGGTAACGCACGAAAGTACCTACCGTAGCCTTTGTGAATTTCTCATTTCTAATTTCTCATTTAATATGAATCTTTCTCTTCCGAAACATTGGAATGCGTGTAGCAGAGCGCAACTGGAACTTATCGCAGACGTGATGAGAGAACAGGTGGAACGGGCAGACCGCTATCACCCTTTCTCCATGGAGAATGTCAAGATAGCTATGTTCTTTGCACTCTCTAATCTGCAAATCATCGAATATCCTGACGAGAGGTTGCCTATCGGCGAACAGTATTATACCTGTTTTCTAAGCAAGGATGGCAAGAAGTATAGAGAGAAAAAGGACAAGGATAGTCTTTTCCATCTTTATCTTTGGCAAATCAAATATTGGCTCGCCCCGAAAGCTAAGACGGATGACAGGAACTCCGTAGAGTATCTTGTTCAAGGTGCAGGTGTCTTAGACTGGCTTGATAATAAGAGTGGAATGTTTCTGACTACCCTACCCTATGACTATGTTGAGCGAAAGCGCAAGTGGTGGTGCAGGGCAAAAACCTTTCAGGGGCCACGTTGCGATCTTGATGGTTTCTCATGGTCGCAATACCGTTTTGCCTCTGATATGATGGGAACTTACTCCCAGTTGAGTAATTCCCTCGTTAAGATGAAGGAACGTGGAACGTTTTCGGAGACGCAGATAGCGCAGCAGGTGATGAACGTAGATAAGGCGAAATCCATGTTCTTGGCCATCATCTTCAATGGTGTGACGCAGTATGTGGATAGTAATACTGGAATGGTCAAGCATAATTATCACTACGAGTTGGATCAATGCACGAAGAATGCCTGTTATTTTCAGGATTTCCCTGATACAAAATGGCAGGTTATTTTGTTCTGGTGGACGGGTACTATGCACATGCTCAGTAAGCGTTTCCCTCACGTATTCAAGGTGCAGCCTCTCAAAAAGCAGAAGCCAAGCACTCCGCTTGAAATCTACACCGCTACCACTGCCACCATGCAAAAGTATGCCGGCTTGACGGAAGACCAGGTAAATAATCAATCCTACTCCCTTGTTCTTGAACATCTCGAAAGATTATCGAAGGAGAATGAGGAAATGGAACGATTAAAGGTAAAAAAGTAAAAAGGTAAAAAGAGCAATCTTGCTCTCGAAAATAAAAAGGGCAGTATTGCTCTTTATGTAAAATAATAAAAAATAGAAGATTTATGGCAAGTTTTAATGGAAACATTGACCTTTTGGCTCTGAATGGAGCCAAGGTCTTAGTAGGTATCGACGAGAAGAATAAGCAGCGTCCTTACGTCTGCATTCCTCTCGATGTGAATGAAATTCGAGTAGAGACATCTAAGAATGATGCAAGCAAAACTCAGGCGAAACTGAGAGTCAACGTCTGGCCTTTCAATGAGGCATATAAGAACAAGATTCGCCAGAGTGCTGCTGAACGTGGTGATACTAACATCAGCGTACCTACCCACGAAATGCAGCTCTCGTTCTCCGTCGAGTACGTTAAGGCAGTAGCCAAGGCTTTCCCGAAGCTCGTAGAACAGGTAAAGGAAGCCAACAAGGAGCGAGACCCTGAAATCGTGAATCAGGATTTTAATGATGAGAACACCCATCTCTTCAAGGCTATACGTACCCGCATGAATAAGCGTATCGCCAGCCTCTATCAGCCGCAGGCTACTACCACTCAGCAGCCATATCCGCAGCAAGCATACGGCGCAGCCGGCAGCGCTACCGCATACGTACCACCAGCAGATGGTTCGCAGGATTATACGTCAATGCCTGGCTATAATGATCCGAATAGTGACCTACCGTTCTAAGAAAGGTAAAAAGGTAAAAGAGTAAAAAGGTAAAAAGAACATTCTTGCTTTTAAAAGGTAAAAGGGTAAAAATAAGCAGGGCAATATTCCGCCAGGCTCTTTTTACCTTTTTACTTTTTTACTTTTAAGATTTTGTCCTTACGAATATAATATTTTTCCCTACCTTTACACCATCAAACAGAGGAAAGAAGAGGAAGGTGTGCGTGGGTCGCCATATTGCCTTATCCTCTGCAATCACATACTCAGATAAAACAAATAGCACTATGACAAAAAAGAACAGAGTCACAAACTTGCAACAGTACCAAAAACGTAGTGAGGAACTGAAGCAGGAAGGCTACGTAGCCGTGCGCCCTGATGCCTTTATCTCACCTAACAATGGTGGGTATAAGGCATTCTCATGGAATGATTACGTACACTCTATGCTTCTGAGTGAAGCAGGAGCAAGCGCAAGTTGTTCCGGCGGAGAGTCCGCGGCTCGGCAACAGGTATCTACTATCTTTGCTTCAAGCGGAGGTGAAAGCTTCAACAAGCCGAAAGATGTAGGTACTCCTGACCTTGGTTTTATGGAATGGGGATTTGGAAACAGAAAGCCTAATATCGTATGGCTGCTTACCCGTATGTCTCCATTCACCGCAGCCGGATTCGATTTTATCAAGAAGATCTTGGTAGGTCGTGGTCCACAACCCAAATACCACTACACTCAGTATGTAGGCGGGAACATCACGGAAAAGTACATTCCTTATAAGACCGCAGGTGTATTGCTCCGAGGTCAGATAGCCGAACTGAAGGCGCAAGAAGAAAAGGCTCGTCTGGAACGACAGCAAGCAGAACAGGCACAACAGAATGGGCAATCGCAACAGAATAGTACGTCTGAGGAAAAGCCTATCTCTATCAATCTCTCTGACCCTGTACAGGGTAATGAGGATTCAGAAGAGATGAAGCAGTTGAAGGATGACTTGAAGAAATGGGAAGAGACAAATGCGCAGGTGCGTCAGTTTATAGAAGAAAACGATCTTGCACAGACTTATCTTGACATGGCTGGCGATATGGCTCTGATGTCACAATGCTTTGTGGAATTGCAGTTGAACCAACGTCAACTGAATGCTGACGGGAAGCCAGTAGATACCGCCAACTGGAAGCCAAAGGTTATCGGGTTGAAACATCGCAGTATCTTTACTACTCGACTGGAGAGACAAGATAACAACTATCGCATCAACAATGCGTATGTGTCAAATCAATGGATGGATGCCTCCATGTCTGCCACTACTCTCAAGGAAGAAGACCGTAAGGTTTCGGCTATTCCGTTCTTGCAGTCCACTTCTGCGGTAAAAGACCTTCAGAGATACGTGCGTGAGGCAAGACAGAAGAGAGTGAGCGTGAAAAAGCGCCCTACCAGATTTATCATGTCACCGCGAGATTATGGCGGTCCCTATTATGCAGAGGCAGCCTGGCATAGTATCTTTGCCGGCAGTATCTTTGAATATGCCTTTACCATCGTAGATGATCGCCTTACCCGCAAGCGCAATAGCAACATCATCGGACGTGTGATCTATGTTCATCAAGACTACATCACCAAGCTATATCAGCAGCAGGGTGAGAAGAAGAAGAAGGAATTGCGTGATATTCAGAATGAGGTATTTCGTTCTGTCAATGAATGGCTTTCCAATCCAAGCAATGCAGGACAGGCGCTTGTTTCTTCTACCTTTATTGGCTCGGATGGTAAGGAGCATAAGGCTTGGGAAATCGTGGAGATTGAAACGAAGGCTAACGATCAAGCGAGTGCTGACAAGACCGAGTTGCAGGAGATTTCAAGTATCATCTTCTTCGCCATGGGACTTGATGCAAAGCTCATCGGTAATACTCCTGGCGATACGGCTTCATCGGGTGGTACGGACTTGCGAGAGCGATTCTTAGTAAAACAGATACAGTTTGCTATTCTGCAGCAGTTGATGTTGCGACCTTTGGAGGTTATCTCTCGCTTCAATGAATACGACGAACATCTGGTTTGGCAGATAGACAGAGAGGTGCTGACTACTCTTGATAATTCAAAAACGGGAGTGACGAAGCAGGAAGAATCTTAAAGGTAAAAAGGTAAAAAGGTAAAAAAAATATAAGGATATGATACTCTTTACGAATCAAGAACTCCGGCTACAGATTCCGAGCAATGCCGTGGACGAGGTGGCCAACTTGCAAGGTATGCTTGATAATAGCGAGAAGGATTTTTTGAAACCTCGCTTAGGAGCTTCGCTCTATGACCGACTTTGCAAGTACTACGCAAGCATTAAGCCTAATGATTTCTGCGATACGATTATTAATGGTACTTATACTGATAATCCCTGGAGCGAACTTCTGGTTTATGCACAGCGCATGGTTGCGAATGACGCAATGGCGCAGAATGTAGAAAAGCAAATTCTCTCTGTCAATGGCTCTGGTATCAACGTGGTTTCCAGCAGCGATTTTGCCGCGGCCACCAAAGACCAGATAGCACAGGGTAAAGGAAGTTATCGAGAGACCGCCATGATTTCTCTCAATAATATGCTTTCCCTCTTGGAAGGATGGGCAAAGAAGATAAATACACCTATATCTATCGAAACTTCGGGCGAGCATACGGAAGGCGGTACCCCTTCTGATGGCAGTAATCAAAGTTCCTCATCAGAAGGAACGGATAGCGGCAATGATGCCGCAACCGAAGCCGAGACCAAACGACATGAAGCAATAGAGGAAATTGTAACCCTGTGGCAGGAGAGCAAGTACTACTTCTATCATAAAGGTTTACTTTTCCCTACCTGCGATTCTTTATATCCGTATCTCGATATTCGCGATAGCAGAGATAAGTTCATTCGCCTTATTCCCGATATGCGCTTTATTCAGAGTGAATACCTGGAAGAAGCCTTTGGCGAAGATTTCATCCCTCGCCTCTTACAGGCAAGCGAAGACGACAAGATGCTGGATAAGGCTCGCCTCCTCGTAGCCGCTTATATCAAGCAGCGTACATCAGTTATCAATTTTGATAAACTGACCCGTTCTCTTGCCCATGATGATGCCATTACTATAAGGGAAAGTATTCATCGCTTACTGAAAAAAGAGAAGGCAGAGGCACAGGCAAAACTCGATGCTGCTAACGAGAAAGCTGATTTGGCCCAGAGTGACACCTCCAACGAGTCTGCATCGGATGATAGCAGCGAAGGCTATAAGAACAATCAGGCTGGCTCCCGAATATTCGTAACCCCTCTTCTGTGCTAAGAGCTTTTAAAAGTAAAAAGGGCTTATTTTCGGTTTTATGTCGCATCAAGCATTCTCAAAACCGCTTAATTTGACATTTAATTGAAAATCAAGCCGAAAATGGGCAAAAATTATTCTTAAAATTCAAATAAACAACAAAATAAGGATTTATGAAAGATTTATCTAAAGAACAGATTGTTCAGCTCCTTGCTCCTGCCATTGGTGCAAGAATGCTTACATCCGACCAGCGTGAGGCTTTTGAGCAGGGACTTGACATCTTGAGCAATGTTGTTAAGGCGAAATCCTTCGTCAAAGACTCACGCCGTTTTAGGGATTATCATCGTCGTGTGCGACAGATGGTAACTTATCTGCAAACCCTCGATACCGGCAGCGCATCATCTGCTTCCGATAAGCGACGTGTGGGCAGACCCACCAAGAAGGAACAGGCTGAGTATGCCGAACTTCAGAAAAAGAAAGCCATGGAAGAGGCAAAGCAATCTCTCTTCCCTAACTTGAAGCCAGACACCACCATCCAGCCACTCACCTACAATGGTATCGTAGCCAATCCTAACGGTGAGAGTATCGCTGCCACGATGCCTAATCTGATGCAGATCCGTCCGTTTCTCTCTCCTTCCTTGCAAGAGCAGGTAAACACCGTGCGTGAACTTCGCAACGAGATGGCAAGTAAGGCAGAACAGGCTAAGACCATGGCAGAGGCTAACGAGAAGGCTATATCGCAAGGTAAAGGTGCTATCTATACTGAAGAAGAAATCGCCGCTTTTGCAACCCGTGCTACCGAAATCGAAAGTGAACTCTTGCCTAATATCTACATTGCTGTGGATAGAGAGATGGGTGAATGTTACCTGCGTCTGAGCGAGAAGACAGGTGATCCTGAATACATCGCCTACGCAAAGAAAGCCTTTACCATTGACCCTCAGACTCTCCGTACCCAGTTTAAGCCGTTCTATGAAAAGGCGCAAGATCGTGACCCTCATTTTGCTGAAGCTATCGCCGAAAAGATAGCGAATGACCGTCCGGAGGTAAAGGCAGCCCGTGATGCAGCTGCTAAGCACAAGGCAGAAGCAGATGCCCTTATCAAGTACATCATCCGTAAGGATAAGCCTTCTACCAAGACGAGAGTGAAAGGTATCAAGGAGCGCATCGATCAGCTTCGCCAAAAGTATGCTGACATCGTGAGTGAGGATGAACTTACCGGCTATGAGGCAATTCTTGCTAAAACGGAAGAAGAAGTCTCTTAAAGGTAAAAAAGTAAAAAGGTAAAAAGGTAAAAAAGAGCATTCCTGCTTTTGGAGGCTTTTTAAAAGGTAAAGAAGTGAATATGGGGAAAGATAAAGAGACTGTAGAACAGAAAAGCCTGCGATTTAAGCAACTCTGCATTGGCATCCTTGCACAGAGCGGGAATTGTCAGGCTTCTCAGCATGATTTTGGCGAAACTGCAAGTATCAGGGAGATGTGCGATACTTGGCATAAGTATTGGCATGGCATGATAACGGAGGTTCCACAACAGGTGGTGCAAGCCTTTTGTGATTTCTATCCCGACTTCAAGGCTGAAATCAATGCGGCTGGCATCTTCTATAATGAGGACTCCCGAACAGGCTATGTACTGGTTGGGGATAGCGATGAACCTATTCATCTTTCCTTCGCCCATACCGCTTATGTTCTCGGCAAAGCGCAGGTAGTGCTGCATGGTAGTGCCTCTGCCTTGGCCATGAATGCCGATTGTAAAATAGAATTGTTGGATAATAGCCGAGCCACCATCAGGGAAGGTTACGCTATTGCCCGAAATAATTCTTATCTTGTGACAAGTAAGGTGGCTGAGTGTTACGACTGCGCTACCGTCCATATTACTGATGGCACACTGCACGACCATGGTCATAGAGAAATCTGTGCGTATGGAGAGGCAACTATCAATAGTTTCACTTCTCGTTTGATTAAATTATACGATCAATCTAAACTGAATATTAAGAAATGAAATCCCATCTCACTATATTGGTTGACGATAAACCTACGGCGCAGGCTTCTGATTTCTCTATTGACATAGAGGACCAGAATCCTGTGTTCAACGATACCGAAATGTTCTCCTACCCATTCTCCTTACCGCTTGACGGCAACCGATGGTTACTGAAGAACATCGAGGACCCGCGCGCATCTATCCGTGCGGTAAACTTAGAGCATAAGCCTACCAAGATTTATGCCGACGGTTTGCCTTTCCGCAGTGGTACGCTTGTCATGCAGTATGATGACGAAATAACCGATTCTCTCTCCATGAATATTGATGCCAGTACGCAATCGTTCAGCGACCTTATCGGATCGCTGAATTGTCGTGATATTCCAGTCAAGGATACAATCATCATCGGAGAAAAGATAGGTAACGTGAGAGTGGATATTGAAAGTGATCCGATAGCCAAGGTGAATGTATTTGTGGCGGGAGGTAAGAATAAACATGACAAGACGGAAACCAGAACGATACAAATGCAGCATGTAAGTGTGAGCAAGGTTTTGGAGCCACAAGCCCTTGGTTTCTCTTACCCTGGTTCTTGTCTGGAATATGACGGTACGGATAATGAGCATAGGGCAGCCGACGCTTATAAGGCTGGCGAAAAAACCTATCCAAACGAGAATAAATCTATACCCATTCCAGCCTTGGCCGATAAAGGTGATTACATCAATGTATCGGCAGCTTATGGTGAGATGGATAAAGCAGGACGTGCAGCTACTTATTGCAATGCCCGTGTATGCTATAAGCATCATGGTTTGGATCAAGACGGAAAAACGTCGAGCGAAGGTATCAGTATAGATCATTGCAAGTGGACTTATGAGGATTTATATCCATATTGGGTACTTGATGCAAGGCGACCACAATCAGGTATCTGTTTCTATGTGCTTTATTTCCTGGATTGTCTCTTTGCTCATCTTGGCGTATCTTTCGATAAGTCTGCATTGACGGAAATCGAGGATATGAAGCATCTCTGTTTCTTTACTACCGTATGCGCCTATGATACTATCAGCTATTCTTATGACAAAAACGACCTTACTGGCGATAATCAGCCTTTACTTCATCCTCATCATGGAACTTATTATACGGAAAAAGAGATTTGGGATGCGAAGAATGTTGTCAACAAGGAGGGATACAAGAAAGGCTCAAGACCTGATTTGGAAGTGGTAGCTCAAAAGTTACCTGGAGAAATCAAGACCGGTTACTTTAAAACGCAGGAGCATATTAATAGCTGGTTGGAGTCTCGTGGTTGTGGTGGCCAGATAGAGATTGTAAAAGCAGAGGATAAAACCGTTCACGAACTTACGCTTACTAACTCTGCCGGAAAAACGGAACACATACAGGTGGGCGATATAAGACCGGAAGGAGGAAAAATAACTGGTATTAGCGTTGAAGCGCAGGTTCAGAAGTTCGAGGTACAAGCAAATGTTCTCTATATGAAGGCGAATAGTGACAACTTCCCTGATGAGAGCGTAAGCACTGTTATCTCATCCTTAGAGGCAGCCTTCGGTATCAAGTTTTCCTACGATTACGAACAGAAGAAGGTTACTGCGTATCTCATAAGAGACGTATTGCGCCGTAGTGGTAATACTGCCCGAACATTCCATGCGAATATCCATTCTATCACTCCTATGACCGAAAAGATTACGGGTGTGCGTATGCGCTATTCTGACGAGAGTGATGCGAAGGAGCAGCAACAATACATCAAAGATAGCCGCAAAAACAAGAATATGGGCTATGATACCGATTACAATTATACCGACTATCCTGAGCCTAATTCCGGAGATAATGCGACTGTTTACAATAAATCTTATGTGGAGTTTTTTCACAATCTCAGCAATGGCGATAAGCGATGCTATATTGACCAGAAGACAGGTAATGCCTATCGCGTCAAAGTAAATAGCGAGGCTACAACTACAGCAGACCTAAAGCCAGTTCTTTTCGAGGTTGGCCAGTTCAAAGGTGTGGAATATGGAGATTGCAGCGAAGGAAACGAGGATTTCATCCAGGATATTACTATTGATTTCACTCCAGTACCATTCAATGACGTTAATTATTTCAAAGAAATAAAATCTGCTTACGGTTCGTTTGTTGGTACAGATATTAGTCCTACTGCAACTGATAAAGAAAAGGGGGAACAACATGCTAAAATAATAGGTTCCCAACCTATCCTTTGCGCTTATGTGGATGAGGATATGAAACATGAATTTGTGGAGCAGATTATCAATCAAACCATTTCTACACAAGTCTGCGATTTCTATATGAAACAATCCTTGAAGCTCGTAGAGAGTTATGATCCGTCGAGTACAGAGGATGGTAATTCTCCTTTGCAGGACGATTCCCGTTGGGGCTTTGCTTTGGCACTAATGCGAGGTGGTGGTGCAGACGCAAGTATTCAGTCTTACGATTTCAATTACGATGGCTTCGGTACATCAAAATGGCGCTCTACCGTAGGTATGTATGCTCTTGCTTGCGATTCCCTCGATATGATGGGCAATGAATTTGATTACAATGGTATTCAGCAAGGAACGGGTGGCGGAGAACGTTTCTCTCTGAAGATACGTGCATTCAAAGAGCCATCTTGGTTGAAGGACCCTAAGTTTGCAAAAGTTCAACTCTGTCTGCCTGACGTGGTGGATGCGAACACGGGTAAAGTGACAACCAAAATCAAGTCTCGTGGCTTGTTTGATACTTTCATCCTGCCATACGCTTATTTCTTACTCAATCGCAAGAAATATAAGATACGATGCTCTACTACCGTAGCGCAAATAGCGGATATTCCTAATCACTGGATGGAATGGTGGAACATTGGTGGTATAAAATGCCTTATCGACAAAGTGAATACTACCATCAGTGCAGAAACTGGACTTGACGAGGTAGAATTGACGGTGTATGCGCTATAACGTAAAGGTAAAAAGGTAAAAAGGTAAAAAGAGCATTTTTGCTTTTAAAGGTAAAAATATACGACTATGATGTACAAAGTAAGAAACGAAAGGAACTATATTACTGGTTTGGGTATTCATTCATGTCTTGGCGAGGATATACCATCCTTCGCCAAGGCTTTGCGTGATGGTAAATGTGGCTTATACCATGATACCTATCGCGAGAAAATCTGGTATCAGTCATGTTTGTGTGGTGCAGTACCACAGGTATCATTCAAATATACAGATCGTCTATCCAGGGCGCAGAGGCAATGCTTCTCCCTTCCCACTTACTATGCGCTAAGTGCCGTAAGACAGGCACTTGAAGAAGCAAAGGTAAGCGACGATTTCTTGAAGGAGCATCATGTTTCTCTTATCGTAAGCAACGATTCTACCTCAGATGCAATGATGGATATAGGTACAACCATGCAGCGTACGAATGACACACGTTGTCTGGGTGCAGGTGCGGTGTTCCGCTCACTCAACTCTACAGCCAGTATGAACCTTGCATCCCTCTTGGGTATTCATGGTTTATCGCTTACCGTGAGTGCAGCCTGTGCAGGAGGCGGTCATGCCATCGGCTTGGCACAGATGCTTCTCAATAGCCATCAAACGGAAATGGTTATTGTGGTGGGTATGCAGGAGGCTGGACCTTCCTCTATGCAGTCTTTTGATGCCTTGGGTGTATTCGCTACCGATGCAGTACGACCTTTCGATAAACACCGTTCTGGTCTTGCTCCTTCGGGTGGTGCGGCTTGCATTATCTTAGAGTCAGAGTATTTCTATCGCATGAGAAAGGAGGATGAGGATATGAAACATACTCCTTTGGCCAGACTATCCGGCTACGGTTTTTCTACCAACGGATTACAATCTCCTTGCACCCCACTCGCCTCTTACGAGTCTGTTTCCATGGTTCAAGCGATAGACGATGCCTTGTTAGATGAAGGCGATATTGATGTGATCCTTGCTCATGCCACAGGTACTCCTGCGGGAGACGAAGCCGAGGCGACTGCTATCAAGGACTCCTTTACGCTCTGCCCTCATGTGGTAGCAACAAAGGGTATGACAGGGCATGAGTGTTGGATGGCAGGTGTATCGCAAGCCGTGCAAGCTACTTTGATGATCAAGCACGGCTTTCTTCCTGGTTGCGTAGGTACAGATGATAATGCCTTCCCTGATATGAAACTTGTAATGAAAACCATGAAATATACGCCGCATAATATCCTCTGTAATTCGTTTGGATTTGGAGGTACGAATGCGTCGTTTGTTGTATCAAAGGCTATTTAAAGGCTATTTAAAGGTAAAAGAGTAAAAAGGTAAAAAGGTAAAAGGAATATGGAAAGGAAAGATATACAGGAGAGGCTGCATTCTATTATTAATGGATTGAGGTCATCGTGGAATGATACGGAGATAACTGATAGCTCTGACTTGCGAGAAGATATAGGCTTGGAGTCTATTGATTTCTTGGACTTGATACTTCAGACGGAAACGATGTTTAGTATCAAGATTACTCCCTCTGAAGCCGCAGGTTGCAAGGTAGTTTCCGACTTTGTTTCACTCGTGGAACAAAAAGTCAATATGTAACGTTTAACATTCAAAACTAAATCAAAATGGCAAGTAATATTAGGTTTATATCAGGTTCCATTTTGGCTGGTAATCCTATCACGTTTAAGATTAAGCCTGATGATATTAAAAATTCACCGTACTTTCACCGTGTAATTGTAGAAGTGAATTATGACAATAATAATGGAGATTACGAGAATAACAAGTTTCCAGTACCCGTAATCAAGGAGGGTAATGATGTAGAACTGGATTTATCGTCTGCCATTGGTACACTTCTGAGAGATTACCAATATACTCCCTATCCGGCTACTTACCCGATGGTCAAATGGTATATTAGGGTGTATGATGAGTATATGGATAGTAATGGCGAGCTGCATACTAATGTAGGAGAGCATTTTTATCCGAAGAAACCGGAAGCAAGTGATGGTGGTGCCACCAATCTGCGATGTATTGCAGGCGCATTCTGGGATATTGAAAGAATGGTATCAGGCGTGACGAAATCGGTAAAGTCCTTATCACGTAAGCCTCGGTCTTTACCGCAACTGATGGTTGTAGGAGATACTTATGCTTATACACCTGCCTACTCTGACCCTCAGTCTTTATTGGATAGTTCAGAAAAACTCGTTGTCGATCAGTCTTTAGTGGATAACCCCAAAAAACTCGTTGCTCCACAATCTCGTGAGGTTGAAATCACAAAAGAGGGTTTGCAGACTATTGGCGAACAAAGTATCTATGCTATGCCGAAAAATGAAGGAAAGGACCGTATGGTTTTCCGTTTTATCAATTCCTTTGGTGTGTTGGAGTGCGTAAGCATACCAAGAACGTATAGCAAGAAACTCTCTATTCAGAGTAGTAGCTATACTGTCACGAAGTTGGAAACCTTCAATAGTTTCTCTCGTTCTGCAGTAAGTAAGAAGAATGATCGGGAAAGCTGGTTGTTTATGACTGACCCGCTGGATGAGAATTGGTTGCAATGGTATCTGCATGAGTTCTTGATGAGTAATCATGTCTGGCTAAACGTGAAGGGTAACTGGATTCCAGTTACCATCATTCCGGAAGATGAAATCACGTTCCTGGATAAGACTAATACTAATATGTATTCCGTATCATTTACGGCAAAACTCGACATCTACGGACCGGCAAGCATTTAATCCCTTGTCCTTATTGATTTTTTTTTTGTTATTATCTTTGTGATGTAAAAATATGAAATTTTGAAATCCGAAAAGAAAGATGGTAACAGAAGCAAAAACTACGAACTATTGGATCTCCAATAGTGCGCTTTATATTCAGCTCAATGCTACAGGTGAACCTAACCGCATTCAGGCGAGTGTGGTTAGCGGTGCTTCGATACTCTGTTATATGCAGGGTATCGACGGACTGGGCTATGATGCAGGGCATAATTACCAGCGATGGACGCTTGCGGCTTATCCTTCCGAGTTTCCGAGTGATGAGAGGCGGTATCTCTATGTCGCCATCCCTCGCCCCAAAAAGACAGACAGTCCCGATGGCGCCATCCGTCAGAGAAATGCGGATGATGTAGCCCTTGTTGTATTCCCCAGCGAGCGCATTGATATATACGGAAAATCTATTACCGATGAGTCTAAACAGGTGGGTAGCGAGGATTATTATTACATCTACCTGCAAGGCGAAATATCTGAAGTGCAGATTACTAAAGATAATGTTAGATACAGAGCTTGGGTAAATCCGCAGCCTTTTGACTACGGTTCTCTTGCTACAGATGAAGCTTTAGATAGTGGCGGTGTTCGTCAATGGTGGCAATATAATAGTATAGATGATACTATTTCATTCATAAAGACTATCGCAAATGCAACCTTTTCTTTTCTCAAGATAACCCAAGGATTACTCTTTGGTGACAAAGACAAAATAACCGGCATAGCAAAAGACAACACTTCTGATACGAGTGATGAGCTAATCGTAACTCCGAACTTTTTGGGTCAGTTTGGCGGGAGACATTTTCTCTCAAAAACTGATGATGATACTGCCCATGGACTTATTACCTTTGAGAAAGGCATCCGTTTTGGTGTTCCGAAAGTCGCAGATGCTCTTAATGAGGTGTGGGATATTACTGAGGCTGGTATCGCTCACTTATCTCAGCTTTTTGTGAAGGGTAATGTTCAAATAGGCGAAAAGGGCAAGTCTGTAGCAGCCAACTTTGGCGAATATAAGGCTGGCTCTACAGGCGCACAGGTTGCTGTCAAAGCTGACGGCACATCGCTTGCTGAGTTTGACTATATCACGATTCGCCGTGCTGCTGATTTTCGTAGCATCACTATCCATGAATTGCGATATATCGGCGGTGAACTTGCCATCACACCTGCGGCTATGCAAGTGAGCAAAGTGGAACGTCTTGACAGAGACGGAAACGTGGTAGCGGATGATGCGGAACCAGACAAATTCAAGTGCTACTTTGATACAAGCGATAGTAAGGGTGAAAAGAAGGTGTATAATGAGTTTGTAGTAGGCGACCAGGCACGCTGCCAGCAGTTTGGAATTGATGCAGGAACACATGAGTTTGTGAAAACCAAATACTACTGGCGATTGGTTGTTGAGGTAGGTGAAAACTATATCGTCTTGTCGAATACCGACAAGGATAAACTGACCACCAGTGAGCCTTCAGTAAGCGATAATATCGTGCAGTTGGGTTATCGCTATGAGGGTCAAGATAATCGCCAGGCAGCCATTATTCTCTCTGCTACCGCTAATGATGCACCAAGCCAGAAGTTCTATCAAGGTATCAATGATTACTCTCTCGACCATGTGGTGAAAGATGAAGGATATGATGCCGTTACAGGCTTATTCCATTGCAATATTTATGGCGACAGTTATACCGGAGATAAAGAGGGTACGAGTTTCTTTCAATACGATTCTAAGAAAAAAGAGGCTACCTTTAAGGGCAAGATGATTTTCAATTCAGAATCAAAACTGCCTGATGGATCATCGGTTAATGATATTGCCAAGAAAGACGATTTGAAGGATTTGAATATCAAGAGCGGTAATCTCTTGCGCAATACGTCATTCTGTGGCGACTTCGAAAGTATTGATATATCCGAAAATACTGAAATCTCTGAGGATAAGGAAACGTTCTCCGAGAAACTGAAATATTGGACGATGGAGAATGCTCGTGTAGTTGATACCGAAGATTCTACAAGCGGGAAGGCAGTACAGATAGGCGGAACATTATCTCAGCAACTTGCCCAGCCATTATTGCCAGGTAAGGCATACGTGCTTTCATTCAAAGGCAAGGGTACGACTGTTAGGGTAAGTGTCGGTGGCGAAACGCATGATGTAGATATGACTTCATCTTTCGAGCGATATGAGCTGCATATCACTTGTTCTGACGCAGCAAACGGTGTATTTTCTATGGTTAGCACGAATTGTGTTGTCTGTGAAATCATGCTTTCGTACGGAAAGCTTGCCCCTGCTTGGTCTCCATCCTATTCTGATAATGATAAGTCAATGGCTGAGTTTCAGAATATGAAGTTCCTGACTGATGCTATCACGCAAGGTTCTACAACCATCGACGGTGGCTTGGTCATGTCTCAGCAGTTCAAAGTGGGCAACTTCCGAGACAAGAAGATGATTAAGGAAACCGGCGGTATGAGCGGCTACTACAATGATGAAGATTCTCCTTACCTCTGGGGCGGTGGAACACTCGAACAGGCTATCTACACCATTCAAAAGTACAAGGACAATCCGAATTACGAGCCTACTGCCGAAGAACTCAACAATCTCGCTAAGTTCGTCATCACCCACGGCGGTAGAGCCATTCTCACAGACATCATTCTGCGAGGTATTATCTATGCTGAAGGTGGAGTTATGAAGTCTATCAAGTCGCCAAACGGCAATTTTGAGATTGACGAAGAAGGAAACGCAAAATTGAAAGGGCATATCGAAGCTGGTGATGGGAAGATAGGCGGATTTGACATCAATAAGGATTCATTGTTTCATGGCGACCCTTCAAAGTGGGTTACAACTGATAATGAGAATATCTCACAGGTAGGATGGAATTTTATTAGGATTGCGCAGGCTATTACGTATGTCAACAGACCTATAGCCTACCAAAAAATCGGCATCGGTGGCAACGCTAATCCTAACGACAAGGAAGATAGTAATTCCGTCGGTTCAACCGCTATGTATATATATCGTAAGATGTTGGCTTATACAGAGGAAAAAGCTTACAAGCCTGCTGCCATCATAGAGTCCAGAAACGTGCAAAATCGCAATATTGCATTAAGGCTGATAGGTGGACTTCAGGTCTATGGAGGTGTTATTCAGCATGGACGCGTGATGACTTACACGAAAGATGGAGATACTAACGAATTGAATTTAAGCTTTGGTACAATGTTTACGCTGCGAAACGCTTCAGCAGATTCTATGGATTTCTTTTTCCCATCGCTACCAGAGGCAAGGCATCAGCTGGGTATTACGGATGCTGACGAAGAGTTCTGTATCCCTGTCACGGTTGTAGCTGCGGCTGGTACCACAAAGTTTGCCATATCTACGCAACTTGCTGCACAGGATACATCCTATACGGAGGCTGATGGAGGACGCTTCGTTGACAATAACGGAACTTGGGACTATGGAAATGACAAACATTACGGCGGCAATAGAATTGCCATGGAGAACGGGGACAGTTGGTCTTTCTCTCTGACCTTTACCAAGGCTCAAGGTTATTACATACAGATATTAAACAGACAGGTATAATATGGAACAATTGAACAAAACGCCTACTACGGGCAAATTTGGTGACGTAGCAAAAACGATCGACACCAATTTCGGCTTGATTGTTACAAAGCTCATGGAACTGAGTGAGGCGAGCAAGGCGAAGGAGATGAACTGCGGTTTCTATTCATCGGAGACCGAGTTGAAAACCGCGTATCCTAACCCAGACAAGGGTATGATGGCTTATGTAGGCAGCGGTACTGACTATACCGTCTATCGTTGCAAGACGGATGGGACGTGGACTGCTACCAGCGAGACCTTCAAGGTGAATATCTCGGTCGATTTATCCACCTATGCCACCAAGGATGCGCTGGCGCAAGTCAAGGGGTCGGTGGATAGTCTGCTGCTTGGTGCGGTGTATGGCGGTATCGCTGCAAGAACCACAAACCCAGGCACTCCAAAAACCAAGGTGTTCTATCTGCCTACCGAGGTCGGTGAATACCCTAATTTTGGCAATCTCTCTGTAGTAGAAAATGAAATCGCCTTCCTCTATTATGATGGCACAAACTGGTCGAAGCAATCCATCGATTTCTCATCCACTATCACCGAAATCAAAGAGAAAGCAACCACTGCTGCGACTGATGCAAGCAATGCGTTAAAAAAGGCAGGGGCGGCAAACAAAACGGCAGAGGAAAACAAAAAGGCTTTGGCTACCGCCACGTCTGATATTTCTGCGTTGAAGAAAAAAGTAGATGATATTCCTGCCACTATCACGAAGTTCGTGAACATGACGGAAGCGGCTTATGAAGCTTTGGAAACAAAGGAACCTGACACCTACTATATGCTTACGGAGGAATAGTTTATGATTAAGTTAGGAAATAAAGAAATTTCTGCCATCAGGTTAGGAAGTAATGTGATTTCGGCAGTGTATAAGGGAAGTGTTCTTGTTTGGCAAGCTATCAGAAGCTGTTTTGGCAGTGGATGGTGGGTCAACGAGAAACCTTGGATTGATGACGAAACTTGGAAAAATTAATTAAGATATTATGGCAACAGAAAAAATAGATAAGGAAATACTTGACCTCAATACCGATTGGGGTGGTTATTTGGGAAAATGGGTACAGAAGCTCATTAAGGACAACTTGATTTCCTTAAAAGATGGGAAGTTCGGTTATATTGATCAAGAGGTAGTGCCGGAGGGAAACAACTCGCACATCTATTGGAGGTTCTTTTCGGATGAGAACAGTTATCGCCAGTGGTATAACGACAAGGATAAGTATGCCGATAACGTCAAACAGTCGTATGACTTTATTACGGCAAAAGCCGAACTCCAGTATATCCTGCGAACATCTATGGTAAAGAGACCTAATGATGTCATCGTAAAGGGAACAGAGTGTGTCGCAACCATCAATTACAATAGTTACTACGGAGAGCCTTCCGAAAAGGATGAGACCAGCGGAACTCTTGTGGTATCAGTGAATGGTGTTGATATTCCGGAATTGAAACAGACGCTTGAAGCTTCTGGTACGGCAACTGGCAACAATTATAATGTCGATCTGACAAACTATCTTGTGTCGGAAACGAATACTGTAAGGATCACTGTGGCGAATACGCACGGTCAAAGCAGAACTTTCTCTCTCAGCATTAGAACGGTATCTATCAATCTCTCTTTTGATGCGAGTTATGTAGAGACTTCCGTAAGGGATGGAAAGTGGTCTTTGCGTGTGAATTGTCAGGGTGCGAATGCCACCGTCTATTGCAAGGTAAGCAATGGTAATGGTAGTGAAACCATGACCAAGACCATCAACAACTCATCTGGTGAGTTTATCATTGACTCAAAAGGTACTTATATTGCCGGTAAGCATGAGATTGAAGTATGGGCATCCAATTCAGAGTATGGCATCACAACAGAAAAGATACGAACTTCCTATATCAAGAAGGGTAATACCCCTGCTATTGCTATAGGAAAGGATGCTCCTGCGTCTGCTACTCAGTATTCTACTATTCAAGTGCCTTATTATTTCTACCTTCCTGACAATGAGATTGGCTCACAGGTTGCAATTGAAATCAAGGTCTTGTATAATAACAATACAGAAGAAATCGTTCTGACGGACCAGTTATGTACCGTAGATGATAATCATACTTCGGGTGAGACCCCTTTGATGGCTACCGTGCCATTGGATTTAAATGACTATGCTCCAAAGATTAGTGTAGTCATATCTATTGGTGATGTGAGTGCAACTCATGATGTAATAATCAAGGGTGCAGGAGTTACCTTGCAGCCAGTCAGTGAATGTAAGGTATATTACTCGATGAAGGGTAAGACAAACTCTGATAAGGGTATTGAGAACCTGGAGAGTTATTACGAAGGAGTAAGAACTTCCTATCTGGAGCGTTCTGCCAACTTTAAGTTGAATGCCTATAATGGATTTCTGGATGGTAAGGGTATGACCATCGGAGCTGGAAAGTATGTCACATTAAAAGACTGGCAACCATTCGCAGAGAATTTCGGTGTGAGTGGAAGCAAGAAGGGAAGAACCGTCGAGATTGAGTTTGAGACAGGTATCTGTTCTGATGAGAATGCGGTTATTGTAGATTGCATGGATGATACAACTGGCTTCCGTATATATGCTAATAAAATCGAGGTAAGATGTTCTACGGATCGTGTGATAACTTACTATCCTGAGACCAAGCGAATAAAATTCTCTCTTTCTATTGATGGAACTACTACTCATACGGTCAACAATCTTGGTGGTGGTGATGCAACAGAGAAGGATGTGAACTTGGTTTATCTGTGTATCAATGGTGTATGTGTCAGAATGTTCGATTATTCTAACGCAAACTGGAAGCAGGGAACACCAAAGGATATAGTCATAGGTTCTGCTATGGCAAAGGTCATCCTCTATTCGATAAGAGGCTATGAGAAATCCATCAACCCTTATCAAGCATTGGATAATTTTGCTTACGATACACCGGACGTTAATGATGTGTATGATAGCAACGGAATCTTTGACCATTACGGAAAGATAAACCTTGCCAAGCGCAATGATATTCTCAACAGTAGTGGTAATATCCATAACCCTGATGAGATTATCTCCTATGAGAAGGTGAAAAAGGCATTACCTCAATCTCCTATCATCGTATGGAATATCGACAACTTGCCTTACAATAAGAACAATGATGATGTTCCTATCAACGGCACGACCTTTGAAAATCCACTTTGGAACAAGGCTACTGACGGATGGGCACAAGCTCCATTCACCGTAGGCGCACACATGTTCAATGCCGATGGTACCTCTTCAAACGGTTACCCTCTGCCATATAAGAACTTTGCCGAGATATTCGAAACGGGCAATGGCGAGTCTGTAAATATTACCGTAGGATTGGTTGGCGAAACAGAGAATCATACACTTTACTCTATCACTATTGGTGTGGAGACTGGTGAGAAGGAAATGGTTCACAAGGTAAACTTTGCTTCATCTGAAGGTATCGTCAATATTCATGCCATGAATATGTATCAGCAGATACTCCTTGCTTGTGCTAAGAGTAACGAGTCTCTCTATACCGCCTATCAGAAGGAACAGGCAGACTTAGGTAAGGCTGTAACATACAGAAAGTCACTCAGCGGTTTCCCTGAGATAGGATTCCGAAGAACCTCAACAAGTGGAACTGCGGCGCCTACTTTCCTTAGCATATACAATTTCATCAACAACAAATATTCTGCGTCTTTTCTTGGTTTCCCTGCAAAGGACTACATGAAGGCTCAGATATGGGAAATAGATGAGAATGTCAATATGTTCAACCAGGAGGCTGGAGACTATAGCGTTGTTGGCGATTCATTACAGAAAAGTGTGCTGACCGGTATTCCGCTTTACTATGCGAGAGTACCAAAGAAATCGCCTACCAATAAAGCAAATAAGTTAGGTGTGGCAAAGAAAACTACGGATAACATCGATGCTACCAATCAGGAGCTTGCGGTCATCAAGCGTTTCCATAACTGGGTTGTTTCCACTAATGTACTCCTTGCTGAGAGATACAAGCGTGAGCATGGCGATTATGCAACACTTCCTGCTCCAGTCGTTTATAATGGAACGACTTATGAGAAGGATAATCCGGCATACAGACGTGCGAAGTTTACTGCGGAGGCAAGTACATACCTGAGACTTGATAGTGCGATATTCTATTTCAACTTCTGCCAGTGGATCATCGGTATGGATTCAATGGATAAGAACATGAGTTTGGCATTTGATTCAATAACTTGGAATGAAGAATAATTATGGCAAAGACAGTAAAAGAAGCTAAGGCTGATGTATTTTTGAGGGACACGGACAGCCAGTCCCTTTTCAATAATTCGGGTGTGTTATCATTCAGATACTACCATGAGTGGAATGACGCTTACAATCCGTCAACAGATGAGACTGTTCAGATTAACGGAGAGGTCTATGACGAAACAACGAACTCATACAAACCGAATTGTCCGGAAGGTTTCAATCCAGTATTCAATGGCAGACTGTCTGCCTTGTGGGATAATATTGTAAATTGTTTCCCTAATGAGGTGGAAGCGATGTATAAATCGATGAGAGGAAATGGTCTTACTTATCAAGACATGCTCACGAAGTATAAGGACTTCTGGAAGTGTTGGTGCGAGAATCTGTATAATGCAGATGCCTTCGGATATGCAAATACCAACAACTTTACAAAGGCGTATGGTGACAAGGTGCAAGTGACGGACTACTTCTTTGGTAAGCGCCAGCGATACCTTGATAGTAAGTATCACTGCGGCTCGTCTGTTAGCAATAACCTCCGTTTGCGTTTGTACGAAGATGGTAGGGGCTTTGCCATCAAGCATTACCAAGCCATCTATTGTAGCTTGCAGTGGGGTGCAAACAACTTTGATGATCATCGTAATATCAAACCAGGCACTTATTCGTATATGCCGTTCAAGTTTTCCAACCCGCAGGATGCGACTTTCGATATTGATGATGCAGACCTCATCACAGAGTTATCAACCTACGCAAGAGGTAGTAATGGAAATTACACCATCTATGGCTTGGAAGGTCTTGGTGACTTTAAGTTTGACCTCAACATGGAATTGCTGAAAAGACTTACAAAGTTCGTGATGAACTATACCGCATCCAAGCCAAACACAAGAGAGGCAGGACTGAATTTTGACCTCAGCAAGATGGGTATGTTGAGACAGGTGATTGTCAGGAACGTGAAGAACCTGGAAAAGAGTATCGTCTTATCCTCTGACCTCTTAGAGGAGATTGACTTCACCAATACTCCTATTATTGGTGTAACGACACCTCCTACTGATATGCTCACCAAGCTGGTATTGCCTGCCACGATTACCGAGTTGCGTCTCAAGGGTTACTCTAATTTGTCATCTGACGGGATGACAATAGGCTCCTATGCTCATATTAAGCATTTGGAGTTTGAAGATTGCCCTAATTTGGATAGCTATGCCATTTGCAAGGCTTGTTTTGATGCTAACAGCCCTCTTGAGGAAGCAACCGTTAAGGGTGTGAACTGGTCGGTAGATAACATGAAGTTCCTGATGTGGCTTGCCGACAAGGGCGTGAAATTACAGGGAAAGATTACATGCACAGCTAATGTTACAATGGACCAGAAGCGAAAGATGCTGAAAGTTTGGGGAAAAATTGATAACGAGGGTAATAGTCTGTATATCTCTTATGAGAAGGTTGCTATTCAGCGTGTATCAATCGTCGGAAAGAGAAATTTCGGCGCAAAAGGAGACTACTCTTTAACGCTTAAAACTTTCCCATCTACAGGTAATGACTTCATCTCTGCAAAATGGAGTATAAGCAAGAATAGCTTTGCTACAATAGAGGAAGATACTGGTGTTATACATGTCAGTAAAGTCGGGTCTAAGGAGAATGATGATAAGGCTACGGTATATCTTGAAGTTGAGTTATCAGACGGAAATACGCTTAGCGCAGAGAATGAGGTCTATTTCTATGCCTATCAAGCGCAGCTTGGAGATTACGTATTTGCTGATGGAACTTACGGCAGCGACCTGAGCTTCTCTGACACTACCCCTATTGCTGTGATATTCTACATTGAGCCGAAGAAGCGCAAATGGGCGATTGCGGTAGCCTTGAAGGACTATAATTCGAGAGTATGGGGACTCTGGAACGGTACCGATGAAAACCATAGTATGAATGGTATCACATTAAGCAATGCTGCTTATGATGTATATAATCTGCCATTATTGAAGAAGTACACATCCAAAGTGAACGTATCTGACTCCTCGATGCGTGATGAAAGCAATACTGCTAATGATGGGTTCAAGGAATATTCTACTCTTAATACGATCAGCGACATCGGCTTTGAGAAAATCACGCAGAGCATGTGGAATCTCAGTGTAGGTAATGCTACCCTTGGCGATTACTTTATTCGTGTAGGATTGAATGTGGGTGACATGGTTGCTCGGGGGCAGCTCAATACCCTCAAGATTATCGCTCACAGAGACTACATCTTGCAGGATACCAACGTAAATCTGCCTGTTCCGAAGGCGACGCCAGAAAAGACTTTGGCACAAAGTCTTGCGGAATGTATCGAGAATGTTCAAACCGCTCCTGGTCATGCGCAGAAGTATCAGCAGTATTACTATCCTGCTGCCAGCTATTGCAATGCTTATGTTCCTACGGTTGGCAATACTCAGATGTTAGCAGAACCGTTTACCGAGGGACATTGGTTCCTTATGTCTTCCGGAGAAATGGCACGCTGCTCTTGGTATGCGATGAAGGGATACGATCTCGGTGTTGCGAATAATATCTTTGCGCAAGCGTCTTCCGATTTACTTTTCGGCGCATTCTCGGATAGATTGTACTGGACGTCTTCGGAGTATTCCGAGTTATTTTCTTGGGGTCTGTATCCTGTTAGCGGGCAGTTCGGCTACTACTTCAAGTACGGCGCTCTTCAGGTGAGGGCGGCCGTCGCATTCAAGCTGTAGGCTTGAATCCTTCCCTTGGTGCGGCTTTTCGCCGCACCATCAGCAGGAAACGCAAGCTAAAAAGCATTTATCAAACGGGGGAGAGCCGCAAGGCTCTACCCCATCATCAAATAACAAAACAAGTACCACATTGCAAGCTTCGTCATCTTTGACGAGCAAGCCTATTTTTTAAAACAATAGAACATTATATGAAGGCGAGACAATCCTCAATTTATCGCAAGTTAGAGAACCTCTTAGGGGCGCTCATGGCAGTGTCGGAACGTGTTCCTAAAAACGCCATGGGTCTGCAGACCGCTATGTCAAGATGTATCAACGAGGTAGTAGATTCCCTTGTCGTGTGCGAGTATGCGCTGCGTGCGATAGACATTAACCAGAGAATTGCATACATTGCCACCCTTATCCATTCCTTGACCATCGTGAAGACTATCGTAAGAGAACTCCACGAGTATAGCAGGAAGGAGAAGTCGGGTATGGTGAACGTCGATGGAGAGGCTAAACAGGTAAAGGTTCCTCTGCATGGCAGAATTATCAGCAATGGGCAATATCCAGGTTTTCTGAAGGATTTTGATGTCCTGGCAAGAGAAACTGGGGCTTGGTATAAGTCGCAGCTGACCAAGCGTGACGGTGGTGTTGTTGCGAGCCGTCGAAACAAGGTTAATGTTCGGTAAATATGATTACGATTATATATGACTGATATTTCTTCTCTATTATTGAATGGATGCGCCACAAGTGGAAACCCTATCGGTAATCCGCTTGTTAAGAATAAGGTAGTGCGCATAATGCTGTCTTCGGAGTATTCCGAGTTCAATTCTTGGAATCTGAATCCTGTTAGCGGGCAGTTCAACAACAACAACAAGTACAACGCTAATCAGGTGAGGGCGGCCGTCGCATTAAGTGATGAGAGGAAGCGAGGATGGATTGAAGCCTACAATCAATGTATCTCTAATAAGATGACCAGCGAGCAATGTGTACTTTATCGGATAAATGATACCGATCTGCTCCGGTTGATGGAGGAATGCGAGGCGAGGCAGTATGTGCCGAGTACGAGCATCTGCTTCATCGTTACTTTCCCCAAACTGCGCGAGATATTCGCCGCAGCCTTCAGGGATAGAATCGTGCAGCACTGGATATGTATTCGCATCGAACCCCTCTTTGAGGAAAGGTTTATTGCGCAGGGTGATGTATCCTGGAACTGTCGCAAGAACCGGGGAACGCAGAAGGCAGTGATGGCGCTCAGAAGGGATATTCTCGAAGTCAGCGAGAACTATACCAGAGAGGCTTGGGTCGGTCGTTTCGATGTTCAGTCTTTCTTTATGAGTATCGACATACGCATTTTAGAGAAATATGCCGTGGCTTTCGTGAGAAAGTACTATCAGGGAGACGACCTTGAGCTGTTAGTCTATCTGCTTGTGGTAACGATCAGACACCGCCCGCAGACTAACTGCATCAAGCGTGGCGATAAGGAACTATGGCAGAAGTTGCCTAAACACAAGTCGCTCTTCTTCGCAGAATGGTTCAGGGGAATGCCCATCGGCAATATCACTTCGCAGCTATTGGCCAACTTCTATATGTCGTTCTTCGACGAATATATGGTAGCGCTCTGTAAGGCTATCGGTGCAAGATATGAGCGCTTTGTGGATGACTTTTCCGTGATATGCCGCAGAAAGCAGGACATACTGATGTTGCGTAATCAGGCAGACGCTTTCCTTCTGGAAAAATTGAACCTGAAGATGCACCATGATAAGCAGTATATTCAGGATGTAACCAAGGGTGTGTATTTCGTAGGAGCCGTTATCAAGATGAACAGGGTATATCTCTCCAATCGCACGATAGGCGGCATGATCAACGTCCTTCGGAAATTGCAGACGTTCCTGGAGCATATTGATACCTGTAGTGTAGAAGATTCCTACGAGTTGGAGCATTACTTATCGAGTATCAACAGTTACGTCGGTTTCATGGCCCATAAGAATGAGTATGCTGTCAAGCGGCGGGTTCTTCAAGATGATTGCCCTCTGTTCTTTCATTACTTCTATATCAAGGGCAGATTTGACAGTGTAAAACTGAAGAAAGATCTGAATGTGAAATATCAATTATTAAAAATAAATAACTATGAATGAAAATTTAGTAAACGAGTCGCAGGATATTGAGATAACTTATGACTGCGGCAGATTTGTGGCGAGTGTAAAGGTGGGCATGGGGAGCGATCGTATGGTCACACTGCCCGTAGCCGTATGGAATTATGGTGCCATCGTATCAGCACTCATTCGCAGCCGATATTCCCAGAGTGAAGTGGAAGCCATCATGCGCAACCTTCTCGGCAAGAAGATGGATGCAGCGGATAAGTTTGAGGCATTGACGGAATGGTGCAATCAGTGCAAGACGCGTGCTGCCTATCTGATGAACCTCGGAGAGAAGGAGTACGATTTGGTGAGCGAGGAATGGCAGGAGCGATGCAAGGCTACCTTGGAGAAGGCGAAGAAGGAGAAGTTGGCAGCCATCCTTGCCTACGACACCAGCAGTGATGTGAACGGCTTCATGCTGAATGGCAACAAGGTATGGCTCGACAAGGAAACCCGTGTGGGACTGATGAACTCCACCCAGATTACCCGTGATATGGGTCAAGATACCACCACCCTTTGGTTTGACGGCTATAAGTTGGAAGTGCGTTGCGATATGGCCATCATGCTGCTTTCTTCGCTTGAGATGTATGCCTTAGAATGCTTCAATGTGACGGCAGCCCATAAGAAAGCCGTTAGCGAACTGAACACCATCGAGGAAGTAGAGGCATACGACTACAAGACGGGTTATCCGAAGCAGTTGGATATTAAACTCTAATATCATTTTCCCATCATCGGGAAAATGATAGCACCATTTTGCTGAAGCCAGCAGAATGGTATCAACGTGTAACTAATTTAAATTCTAAAGACTATGTATGTATTAAGTATGATTTCATTCCTTCTGTGGGCAGGATTTCTTTTGCTCGCAGCCATGCGGTTCGGCATTCCCGACATGATGAGTGATGTGTATTACCAGTTGCAGAAATGTACCGGCAGCGAAGTGATAGGCGATAAGCATAAGCGAAATTACGGCTGGGTGTTTACCGCTGTCATGGTGGCGAGTGCAATACTGATGCTCATCCCTATGCTCGACTCTGGCAGGGGAATCCAATGCCTTGCCTTCTTGGGGTGCGCAGGACTGATGTTCGTAGGAGCTGCACCCAACTATATAGACAGAGATACCCTGCCCGTCCATAAATGCGGTGCGATCGTGGCAGCCATCGGATGCGTTGGCTGGTGTATGAGCGTGAATATCCTTCCTACGGCCATCCTTGCAGTGATGCTTCTGCTCACCCTTTGGATTTTGAATAAGATTGCGCAATGGGAGCACTGGTTGGCAGAACGTGATGGACGTGAGCCGGAAATGCACTTACATCCCTGGTATTGGATAGAGATAGCGGGTTTCCTTGATGTATATCTCACTTATTGGCTGTGCGTATGCTGAAAAGACTGTTTACCCTCAATAGGCGAGACTGGATAGGTCTTGCCTGTTGGTTTCTCTTGAGTGTACTGATAGGCATCATAGCCCTTCCGCTGATGATTTGGCGGGAGGTTTATCAGTACGACAAATATCAGCTTCCCCGCTTCGAGTGGGAAGATGTCATTAGATATTCGCTTGTCATCATCATCGGCAGCGTAGTGAATTATTGGTTATTAAATTTGTTATTATGGAGGTTTTGATAGATAGAAAATGGAAGAAGGAAGGCTACACCATCAGCAAGGTGTATGTAGATGGTGAGGATTTTCACTGCAATTGCCTTGAGGACACCGACCGTGGACTGTATCAGGGCATGAGTACGAAGGACGTGTTGGCCGTAAAGGAAAAGGGCAAGACTGCCATTCTGAGAGGCACCTATAATGTGATCTACACCTATTCCCCTCGTTTTAAGCGCCGCCTGCCCTTATTGGAGAACGTCACTGGCTTTGCAGGCATCCGCATCCACCCCGGCAATTCAGCCAAGGACACCGAGGGTTGCCTGCTTTTCGGCAAGAACGATAAGGTGGGATGGGTCAGCGACTCAAAGCTTTGGACCCTTCGCATCATCGAGAAGATGAAGGAGGCTTGGGTACGGAAAGAGAAAGTCGTAATCACAATCGCTTAATGCGATTGCGAAAGGTAAAAAAGTAAAAAGGTAAAAAGAGCCTGGCGGGATATTGCCCTGCTTGCCTTTTTACCTTTTTTTACCTTTAGTAGCAAGAATGCTCTTTTTACCTTTTTACTTTTTTACTTTTAAATAGCGCTCCTGTTTTTGTACCAGATGGCAGCCATGTAGCCATTTTTCTCATTATAGAATATTATATCGAAACCATCAGAATTGATGTAGTAGAGACTGACCACTCTTCCCTCTGTGATATAGCCATTGATGGTAGCTTTTCCGTTCTTGGTAGTATAGGTAGTAGTGAAATCCCACAAGCCTTCTACCACCATGTGCATTGTTCCGTCCTCATTGAAGGTCATGGAGGCTACATGGTTCTTACCTGTTGTGCGGTCTGTTACCATGGCATACCATGTGCCTCGTAGTGCCATATCATGATCCGTAGCATCTGAAATATCATCCATCTTTTTACCACAACTTAGTCTGCATTCGTTACCGTTGGCAAATGAGCCTACGATGAATGGTCGCTGGTCGATTTGGATAGAAGTTCCGCTACCAGATAATGTGTTGTTTTCCTCCAAGTGGATGCCGGATAAGGTTCCGTTCAGTAGGTTGCTCACATCGAAAGTAGCCGGACAGCCGAGTGTGAACTGGGTAGTGAGCTTATCGCCCACCATTTGCCAGTAGCCAAAGCCGACGTTAGGCTCACCTACAAGTCCACCCGGTGTGAATCCCGGACTACCCTCGTAATACACCATGTGGTTCTTGAAGAAGGAGTAAGTGCCATTGGTACTATTGATACCCCACTCTTTGCCAGCAAGATACTCCTCGATATTCACTTTCTCATCATCATCATCACTACTACTGCAGGATGAGAAGGCAGTAGTCATTACGCTCATTGCCATCATAGCACAGATGGCAAGGATAGATCGTCTCAATTTGTTTTGAATTTCCTGTTTCATATCTTCTTATATTTAGAATGTTTTATTTTTTTTACTTTCTTATTTCACATTTTTCATTTTCCCCGTCCCTTTGTTTCACGCAGAATTTATTACCTTTGTAGAAGAGAAAACTCGGAGCATGATTCCGAGAGATTTCTGGGTGAAAAATCGGCTTGATGTCGGGCAAATCGTCATAAGAGAATCGTAAGAGGTATGGAGAGACGAGTTTCCTCTGTGTCGCCATTTTCGTTTTGCTGATGACTCCTTTCCGTCTTGCTGATTACTCTTCGGGCAATAACACCACCCCTACCCTTACTTTCTTGCCACAATGAGGGCAGAAAGTGGAAGTCTGAGTCATTTGCTGCGAATTATTTTCTGATACCAATCCGTTTTCGTAAATTGGGTAGGCTTGCTCACCTGGTGTCTCGCTGATAAACTTCACGTCCTTACAAAAGAGACCTTCCGGCAAATCTCCACGTATCTCTGCATTCAGAGTTTTATCCTCATGCTTCCTTCTGGCTTCTTCGAGTTTTGTCATGTCAGTAGAACCCATCTTGATCCTCTTCTCGCCTATCATCTTCATAATCTCCTTTACGCTTTCCGTATCTATGCTGGGGTAAGCCTTTCTTACGAAATCCTGCAGTTCCTTCATAATTGAGCTGGAACTCTCCTTATTTTCTTCTGCTTCCTCTGTTGGGTCGGGATAGAAAAGGTCGGTGATGTCGCAGCCGATTCCTTCAGCTATCTGCATGAGCTTGGCAACGGTAGGGTTGCCTTTTATTACCGAGGTCAAACTTTGAGGAGAGAGACCTAATTTTTCGCCAAGTTGAACCTGGGTTATATTGTGATCAGATAATGCTCTTTTTATATCTAAGTGCTTCATATTGCTTTATCTTTATTATATTGTAATTTATGTGGTGCAAAAGTATAATATATTTTTATAATATACAAGTTTTTAGCCTAAAAAATGGTTAAAATAAAGATTTTTATTTAGAAACGTTTGGTTGTTTCGAGAAAACTCCTTACCTTTGCACCGTCTAAAAATAATAAATTCCAAGAATGTATCGGAGTATATCGTTTTGATTGCGATGTAGTTTGATACGGAATGTCGCATACACTATCTAATGTATAAAAAATAGCTGTGCGCACTCCCTCGCCTACGGTTAATGCCTTGGGCGTGGTTCTTTCTTTGGAATTTAGAACCATTAGACAGAGGGCGAGGCGCACGGCCTTTTATTTTATTCGAGATTACGTATCTTATGCTGACGCGATAGAAGTATTCCTATCCCCCTCTCAGTTTTGATATTGTTTCGTATATATATAATGAATGTATGCGCAAATGTCTAACAATATTTAATAAATTCCAATTTTAATGATGAAAGAAACAACCATTACCCTACCTATGGGTAAAGCTGACCTCCAGGAGGCAGCTACGGCAGTAATCGAGCAGCTTGCCACTGCGCCACCCGATTTCTCGCAAATGAGTGATGACAGAGTTATTTCCTACACAATGGGAGTAGAAGTATTGTGCGAGTGTTTGCGCTCTACGTTCCAACCTAAAGCATCGGTTATGAACGGATAATTTTTCCTTTGGTACTTTTTTACCAAAAGGTTAAAAAGTAGGTCTGTATTCATTTTAAAAGTAAGAAATCATGGTAAACAATAAGTTTCAGTTAACAAAACAGAGTAGTGATAGTGAGATAAAGGCATACTTTATTCAAGTGTTGAATCTTTCAAGAAGTAAGGATGAGTTTCCTGTGAATTTGGATGAGGTTTGGCCGTTGGTATTTAAATTCCGTTCTGATGCCGTAAGAGCATTGTCAAAGAGCAATTTATTCGTGAAAGACATTGATTATCAAGTTTTAAGCACAAATGCTCAAAACTCAGAAGTTTTGTTCCACTCCAAAAATAAGTCTAATGAGACGACTTCTGACAATACTAAAACAGGTAAGGATGGCAGAAATTTAGGTGGTCGCCCACAGAACATCTATATGCTCAGTGTTCCATGCCTTGAGTTCTTCATCGCCCGCAAGGTTCGTCCGGTATTCGAGGTTTACCGTCAGGTGTTCCATAAGGTAGCAGGTGGCGGTATCAGTCTCGGCAACCAGGTATTCCAGTCTGTGCCGATGGGTTTGGAGGAGACCCTCGCACCTTTGGCTCGCTATCACACAATGATAGAGGATCGTTTCAGTATTCTGAAAGGAATGTTATCCAATGCAGGCATAGAGGATGGAGAAGTAAATGAGAATGGCTCCTTGGCTCATGTCATTTTTAATTGTCGTAATCTCTATCAGTCTTATCGAGACTGCATTAATAAATTGGTGTATGTAGAGACGGCTTTCAAGCTGGAGGGTCCGGAAGCCTTCTCGCAGTATAATGAGGGTTAGTCAGTATTATAATTACGAGAAATACTAAATCTGATTAGTACTTTTTGAAATTTAAACAAAAAGTCTGCATCATATTTTAATGTATAAAATGATGCAGGCTTTTCTCTACAACAAGTATATACATACATTTTCTACTTATAGTTATATAATACTATGTAAAAGCATCGTATAACTATTAAACGAATTATTTATTTTCTCCTCTAACTATTTGTGTTTAAAATAGTTATATTTTTCACTTTAAGTACAATTACCATTTCTCCGCTGCACTGGCATTACACGACTCTACCCCTCGGAGAAAATAAATAATTGATATTTAGAGAGATACAATCGTAAAAAAAATCCCGAAACAAACTTTCTCGAAGATCAGCCCCGCCGCCCTGAAACGACTTCCGCCGGTCCGCCTGCCTGGGATCGGTTGGCAATATGAGGCCGCCACCGCCACCAGGAACCGCCACCGCCACCGATAGGCACACCAGCCACCAGGAACCGCCACCGCCACCAGGAGGCACCACCAGCCACCAGGAGACACCACCGCCACCGATGAGCACCACCAGCCACCAGGAGGCACCACCGCCACCGATGAGCACCACCGGCCACCAGGAGGCACCACCGCCACCGATGAGCACCACCGGCCACCAGGAGGCACCACCGCCACCGATGAGCACCACCGGCCACCAGGAGGCACCACCGCCACCGATGAGCACCACCGGCCACCAGGAGGCACC